GTTGGAACTATAACTTTCACAAATTATTCTGGCACTCTTCAAATTTTTGGGGATTCTGCTGCTGGTATTAATGCTACACTAAGTTCAACTTCATTGTGGAGAAAGATTAACGTCAAGGCAGGGATTGACCTAAGTCTTACTCTTCCTGTGACAACAAGTTATGTAGAAAGTTTGTCTCTTGAGGCCGGTGCTCTGGTTAGATTGGGTGCAAATACTAGAGTATCCAGTCTTATAGGCCCGGCTACAGGTGCTCATGCAGCGGTATCAATGGCATCACTAACAGGAGCGGATAAGAATTTATATCTAGTTGGTTCTTTTCCTGCAGCGCAAGGTAAAATTAACTTCCGTAGCTTTTCAGGAAACAAGGTTTTCCTGACTGGTCAGTTAGGGGACAGTGGGTATTCTTTAACTGACTCCACCATAGACTTTCTAGAAATCTCCCCGGTTGTAAGTAATAGAACCTTCAAAATCGGAGGATCGTCTACAGTGACAACATTAAACAGGGCTACAAGTTCTTTACCGTTTACTTTACAAGTAGAACCGACAGCTAATTTCTCGGTTGACTCTATAGACATATCTGGAGATTCTAGTACAACGATCAGTGTCCGTAGCTCTGTAGAGGGGGTAAGGGCTTCTATTCGTAAAAATGGAGGAGGAGTTGTCTCTACCAATTATATGAACGTAAAAGACATGCAGCCATATCCAGATAATACTTGGATTAGTTATAACTCAACTAATGCTGGTAATAATTGGCAGTGGTATTTTGACAATTTTACAAAACCTACTTCTAGTCTATTTTTTGGAAACCACGTATGACAACAGAATTAACTATTTATTACTGGAATCCAGTAAAACAAGAGATTGCTGATATTGAGACTATTCGCGGGTATCATCCTAATGCAAGTATTCCTGAAAAAGCGGATATTAGCGTACTGGGTTGGTTCCCTCTCGTAGAAATAGAATCCCCTGATTACAATAAACTTACTCAAGTTTTAACATGGGTTGTAGAGCAAAAGCAATCCCCACAAGGCCCTTATTTTTATCGTAGCTATAAGGTTGGTAATCTGTCTCCAGAAAAGATCGCAGAAAATACTGCAGTTTTTCTAGAACAACAGAAGAAGTCCTTTATTGAAACTGCACAAAAACTCCTAGATGACTTTGCTAGAAGTCGAGGATATGATGATATTAAATCAGCCATAGGGTATTTGCAAAGCAGTATCCCTCAGTTTAAACAAGAAGCAGAGATTTGCTTAGAGAAGCGTGACCAAATGTGGTATGCACTTTTCGGTATTTTAGATAAGGTTCAAAATCAAGAAATTGAAGTTCCAACGGACTTCTCTGATATTGTAAGTCAACTGCCTATTTTGGAGTGGAACTGATTATGGAAATCATCAACAAAGGTAAAGAGCTAAATCTTACGATTCGCCAAGGGGCAACCTTTGGCCCTATCGTGGGTACTCTTAAAGACTCAGCAGGCTCTCCTGTAAATATTACAGGATATACAGTACGTGCTCAGATTCGTAAGACTCCTTTTACTCGTAAAACTACAGGTTGTACTGCGACTTGCTTGATTGTAGACGGCCCAACTGGCAAATTTTCTTTTGAATTTCTTGCTGCCGATACTGCTTTACTTCAAGTAGGTGACACTGAAGATTCTCCAGAAAGTCAGTACCAGTGGGACTTAGAAATCCAACAACCAGACGGAAGAATCATCCCTGTTGTATACGGAACTGTCAAAGTGTTCAGAGAAGTAACTAAAGAAGATTGAGGGTTAAATGAGTATTGAACAAATTGAAATAAATACTACCGAATACTTAGTTACTCTACAGGACGGTAGTAACTTACAAACTTTGGAAATCACTGAAGGTGTTCAGTTAGATGTGCTTCTGTCTGAGATGGGGCTACAAGGGGCTGCTGGGCCAGCAGGTACAAGCATTGCTTCAATTATTAAAACATCTACTGTAGGTCTTGTTGATACCTATACTATTACACTGACTGACTCGTCTACTCAGACATTTACAGTAACTAATGGTACTAACGGAACCGATGGTAGAGGTATTGTATCTGTTGTGAGAACATCCGGTACAAGTTCACCGGGGACAACAGATACCTATACTATTACATATACAGACAGCACCACAAGTACGTTCACTGTGTACAACGGAGCTGATGGGGTGAGTTCAGGCGGTACAGTAACGAGTGTAGCCTTGACTGTGCCTGCTGGATTGTCTGTTGCAAACTCTCCGATTACTACATCTGGTAGTTTAGATATTACTTATCAGGCTGGTTATTCTATCCCTACTGACCTAAGTCAAACTAATTGGAACAGTGCTTTTAGTTGGGGGAATCATGCTACAGCGGGATACGTTACTGCTACAAGTTCCCAGACTCTTACCAATAAAACTATCAGTGTCGATGATAACACGATCAATGGTCTTGCGGCATCATCTTTTGTTGTATCTAATGCTTCTGGAAGTATCAATGGAACTGCTGCACAAAAAGCCATTCCCTCTGGCGTTGTTGTAGGCACCACAGACACACAGACTCTGACAAACAAGACGTTAACTAGTCCTACAATTTCAAGTATCAGTAACGGTGGGACTATTACAATTCCTACAGGAACAGATACTTTAGTAGGACGTGCAACAACAGATACTCTTACTAATAAAACTCTGACCAGCCCTACAATGACTACGCCTGTGCTGGGCACACCGTCTTCAGGTAATTTAAGTAATTGTACCGCAGATGGAACAGATGCTGTAGGGTTTAGGAACATCCCTCAGAACAGTAAATCCGCAGCCTACACCTTAGTACTAACGGACTCAGGTAAGCATATTCTGCACCCATCTGCGGATACTACAGCAAGGACATTCACGATCCCAGCTAATGCTTCAGTGGCTTATCCGATTGGTACAGCGATTACCTTTGTTAATCAAAACTCCGCTGGTGTGGTGACGATTGCTATCACAACTGATACCATGCGACTCGCAGGGGCCGGTACAACCGGAAGTCGTACTCTTGCAGCTAACGGGATTGCTACCGCTATCAAGATTACAGCGACGGAGTGGATTATATCAGGAACGGGTCTAACATGAGTGCAGTTCAACAGGTCATTGCTGGTATAGCAGGAACACCTAAAGAATGGAATGTAGTAGGTTCACAATTATGGGATACTTATACTCCCAGCCCAACTTTGAATCGAGTAGATTTGAAACCAGATGGTTCAGGTTTATATACAGGGGATACGGTTCAATTGTCTCAGTACAGTATGAGTTCAACTAACGATTTGAACACAGTGTCTTTTGTTAATACATATACGGTTCTATCAGGAAGCACTGGTGCAGGTTTCCGTATTTCTCCAGACGGTACAAAGTTAGTGGCGCTAGAACGAATATCAGGTGTAGCATACATTAGGGTTTATAACCTCTCCACTGCGTATGATCTGAGCACGTCTTCGTTATCTTCTCAAAGCGGGGCATTGGGGACTAATGTACCTTCAGGAACTGAAGGAGGGATATATATTGATAGTACAGGGACTCGTCTTTACCTAATGGGAGGAGCCGGGTCAGGCTACACGGACTGTGTTAGGCAGTATTATATGTTAACACCATGGAACGCAGGTTCACTCAATTACAACAATAAAGTAATATCTCTTGCATCTTTGGAAACCCCTAATACTGATCTACACAGGGATGTTTATTTTACGCCAGATGGCTTGAAGATGTTTACTTTGTCGGCAGGTCTTAACAGGGTATATATATGGAGTCTGGCAACCGCATGGGATTTAGCTACGGCATCTTATACAAACACCTTTAAGACTCTAGAGTTTAGTTCGCCCTACTCATTTACTTTTTCACAAGATGGTCTAAATATGTACATTGCTGCGAAGAGTGATCCTTCGTATTCGTATAAAGATGTAATTGCACAATATAAAATGTAGAGGTTTTTATGTATATTCAAACAGACGATAAAGGTAACTTTCTAAGGTATTTGGGTGAGGGTAATATTGAATTTGATTCAAATACTTTTCAACCAGCAAATTCCCTGTCTAAAGAGCAAGCGATACATTTCGGAGTACATAAACTGGTTGCAGTAAAACAACCTGAATATAACCCACTGTATCAAAGGATTAAAGAGTCTACCCCTGCAATACAAGAAGGGAAGTGGACGCAGCAATGGCAAGTGGAAGACCTTTCTGTTGCGGAAGTTCAAGACAATCTTCAAAAGCAAGCCTTGGATATTAAAAGAAGAGTAGTACAAGAGACTCAGAATCGGCTTGATAATTTTGCAAATTCAAGAAATTATGACGGAATCTTGTCTGCTTGTACTTACGCAACCAGCAACGTCCCTAAGTTTGCTGCGGAGGGTCAAGCTGCTGTAAATCTTCGAGATGCTACATGGGCTGCTTTGTATCAGATTCTTGAAGAAGTCCAAGCAGGGCAAAGAGAAGCCCCTACAGGCTTTTCGGATATTGAACATCTCCTTCCCCCTTTAGAGTGGCCGATATGAAAGTTCTATCCTACATCAAAAACAACTTGATTGCTTTTGATCAAGGTTTAAATACTCTCTTAGGAGGATATGCAGACGAAACCCTCTCTAGTAGGGCTTATCGACTAGAACAGAAAGGTAAGTTATTCGGTAGGCTCTTTCGCCCTTTGATTGATTTACTTTTCTTCTGGCAAGATAAGCACTGCTACGAGGCTTACTTGTCAGAACTGAACCGAAAACAATTTCCAACCGGTACTGAATTTCACAATAATAAAAATGAAAACTACACAAGACTATAAGAGAGAAGATGCAACTATTCAGGTGATTGCCGAACGGATTAACTCTATGCAAAACGATGTAAGTGACTTAAGAGATAGTACACGCGACAGTATGGAGAAAATGTCCGTAGCTATTACTAAACTAGTTCAGATGGAAGAGAGGCAATTGCACATGAACCAGTCTTATGACAGGTTAAGCAATACCCTTGATAAGATGCAAGCCCGGTCAGAGAAACTTGAGGAAAGGGTGGATGACTTAGAGAAAGAGCAACCTATGACTAAACAAGTAGTTGATTGGGCTATGCGCGCTGTGTACGCAATTGTAGCTGCTGCTGCAATGTTTGTCGCAAAGATGCTTGGTTTGTTTTGAGGTGAAATGTGGCTATACCAGAAAAGATTAGAAAACCAATTATAGCTTTAGTAGTCTCTGCTGCAGGTCTTGGCGGTATAGCCGTTCATGAAGGTTATCGTGATAAGGCGTACATACCAGTTCCGGGGGACGTACCAACGATAGGCTTTGGCAGTACAACTTACGAAGATGGCTCTAAAGTTCAACTAGGAGACAAGATTACCAGAAAAGAAGCAACAGAACTTCTTGGTAATACTGTAAACGTTTTCGAGAGACAAATCAAGGCTTGTATCAAAGTGCCTCTTGCTCAGAATGAGTACGATAGCTTTGTTTCTCTCAGCTACAATATCGGCTCTAAGGCATTTTGTGAAAGTACTCTCGTTAAGAAGTTAAACGCTTATGACTACGAAGGTGCTTGTAATGAAATCCTAAAGTGGGATAAGTTCAAAGGTAAACCCCTTCCGGGCTTGACTAAACGCAGACAGCAGGAGAATAAACAATGCTTAGGTCAATAGTGAATACTTTACTATCGTTTTTCCTTAATTCGAAAGTTAAGTTACTTATTTTGGCTATCGTACTTATCTCTCTCTTTGCTTGGCACAAGGTTGAAGTCAATAAAGCTGTAACACAAGCCACAAACGAACTGAAGCTTGAGTATTCAAAGGAAGTCTTTAGGCAAATTGAGATTGCTAGAGATGAAAGTATTAAACTCAAACAAGAGAAGGAAAAAGCTGATGCTGAATACAAGAAAAATCTCGCTAGTGCTAATGCTCGTTACAATGGCCTTCATCGCTGGCTGTCAAACCTGCCCAAGCATCCCAGTAGGAGCGACAATCCCGGAAATTCCGGAGATGCAGAAAGTAAACCCGAAGATATTATCGGAGAACTCTCAAGAGCAAATGGAAACGATCTTGCGGAGTATAGTCTCAAAACAGAAACCCTAAGACTTGGACTTCTGGCTTGTTATGCTCAGTATGATTCCGTGAAAGAAAAGCTAGATAAGTTGAGACTAGAGAATGCAAGTAAGATTGAATGATCTTACGGTATGCTTCTAGAAAGCCTTAAAACGGGCCTACAAGAGCCTGAAAATAAAAACTAAGGGGTGTGTATACCCCAAATGACTAAACCCTGCTACGGAGGCTTTTAACGGCTTCTATAGCAGGGTTTTCTTTTGTCTATCGTTTATTGAACCAATCTAGAAACTTATGTAGTGTACTCTTGACTTGTCTGCCATGAGGGTTCGTCCATCCAAGTTTTTCTAGTGCTTGACGCTGATAGGCGTCTTGAGTCTGCATGACGTTTACGTACATCAGTTCTCGTTGGGTACAATCATCCATGTCTGAATAGAAATACATCGTCTGTGTGATCATATCTCCTTCGGTTTTGGTTTCTAATTCGTATTTAAATTTATTCATTTCACTTCCTTTCTAAAGAACTCTACCATCTTAGCACGAACTTGACTGAGGTATTTGTTAGCCCATCTGCGAACAAAGTAAGAACGAGCTACGCTTACGAATGTCATAAAAATTCCGACTGCAATAACTTGAGTTGTAGAAGCCGTAATACCAACCCAAGGGAAGATTACAAAGTTAGCCACAACAGATACTCCAAAGCCTATACCAACGTTTAAGACGGATTCTATAAGACTATCAAGTTTAGATTGATTCATAAGCCTTCTTTAGAAATAATTATCGATGTAGAACCTGCGGTATACATCTACTTCGTACTTCATTCCTTGATGATACTCGTAGTAATCAAAATGCACAGAATTAAAGTACTCATTAGGAAAGTCCACTAAGTAGACTGTAGAGGAACTGTCTCCTACTGTAATGTAAGACATTTCATATTCTTCCCCAACAACAAGACCTAACGCCTTGCATTTTTCTTGTTCAAATTCATACCCATTTTCTGGGTGATTAAAAACTGCAACAATCATATCTTACTCCTTTGCATAAAAGAAAGCCCCCTCACTAGCGAAGAGCCAATGAGGAGTATCTTACAGTATTAGATTTTAGTTGTCAAGGGGCTAGAGTCCCAAGAAGTCCTGAAGTTGCTTTTTAGTCAAAGCTCCAGTCTTGCGCTTGATTTCGTTGCCTTGGTTGTCGTAGAGGATACTTGTAGGAGCACCCTTCACATTGACTTTCATCAAAGCTTCTCTACCTACAGCGTGAACATCAAACTCTTCCAGAACGATATCATCAAGAATCACTTCTGACAGGGCTTGCTTCATCTGTTTGCACGGCTGACAATTCTCCATTGAGTACACTGTTAATTTCATCTATGTCCTTCCATGTTAGTTGCCAATATGGTTTAAAAGGTGATTTCGCAGGCTCCACCTGCACATCCTTGACTTGCAAGGGTATCTGCGTCAACAAAACTCTTCTCCTTCAGTTCTTCAGAAAAATCAATGAGCTTCATCGTTCTCTGAATAGTTAGCCACTTGTGCAGGTTGTAGCAATCCTTCAAGCAGTTAGTCATTTCAAGGATGTTACCATTAAAGTAATTAGCTGCGAAATTCTTAGCTCTACGAACCCAGTCTTTCTTCAGAAGATGCTCTTTGCAATCTTCTTCAATTTTCTCACCCCATCCGTTTACAGTGTCACAGGCCACCCATAGATTCTGATTGAAAGCACTCAATCCGTCTACGATCAGCCCGCTTGCAAGCATACTAGCAGAACCGTACTTCTGCATGATTTCTTCTGCTGTGAACACTTCAGTAAAAGGTGCTTGAGGATAAGCCTTGTCACCCATTGCACTCAGCAAAGAGATGCCAGCAAACCATTGGCGATTATCGAAGATGTATTGTTCAACTTCATCCCAATCGTCTACGGTGATAGTGTTGCTAACATTGTGTCGGAGATTTTTATCAACACAACGATCAACATTTGTACCATATTCTACCCAGAATTGTTGTGCAAGCTTCACGTAGTCAAGTTGCTTTACTCCCATGAGGTTTTCTTTTACAATACTTCCTGGAATAGTCTCGACAGGGAAACTCACAACCCAATCTGTACCAGTGCTAGACCAAACACTCTTCTCAACCAGTTTAGGATTAATCTCTTTCAGAAGAGTCAAAACATCGTCTTGCTCATTCATCTGGACGTTACGGAAGTATCGTGCGGAATGCTCACCGTGAATACCAGACGCCGTGTTCAAAAGAACAGAAGCATTACCTGAAGGTTTAACGGCAGTACAACGTGCAGCTTGATTAATTCCAATCAAATCTGCTGTAATCTTATTCCACTTCTTTACCTCTTCTGCACCTCGGATCATATTGTCTTGATTGAACAGTACTTCTGGATTATTCATCCAACCTGTAATAGACACTCCAATCAAGGCTTCGTTTTCAATAATCTGTTTTGATGCCTCAGTTAGGTAGCGGAAATTCGTATATCCAGCCTGAAGTGTTCCCATGATACTACCAGCCTTTGCGGCAATTAGAAAATCTTCTGTTGTTTCACACATACCTCCATTGATTTCGGAAAGGTTACATACTTGAAATCCACTCTCCCCATTAAGGGCGGGGAGCATACCAATCTCAACACCTTTATTGTTACTCTGCTTTCGCAGGGTCAAGTCATTTCTGCTTGACTCCTTATATTGCTATAAGGAACAGACTATATCACCACCCTATTTAAAGGGGTTTATCGTCCGAGTTTATAACTAAAGCTAGGCAGGACAAATTCACTTACAAGTTGATCAAACTTATCAACATCTTTAGCCCGAAGACGAAGATACCAATAGTTGTTTTGACGGTTAATGTTGAACTCAAGGCCAAGTGTTTCTTTGATAGCTTTTTTGAGGAGGAGATTGTCCCCATAGCTAAAGCCCTTCGTGTTCAACGTAATATTCGGTTTAGCATCAGGAGAGCGCTTATCTTGCACTCGACTTCCATCTGCCATGAAAATAATTGCTAGTGCCTCTGCATCCATCATTGTCAGCATATGAGGGTCAATTACTTTTCTACCGTCAATATAAATTCGATTCATAATTGCAGTGAGTTTAGGATGATTTTTAGATCGTAGCGTAATTTGAGGTTGACGGTTGTATCCGTCATTCTGCATTTTACGATCAGAAATAGAGCATCCAATCCCCGCTTCTACCAGAGTATCACGTACTTTTTCAACGTAATCGCTGTTTTGTTTTTTCATGTTCATGATAAACGCAGCGTTGGTAGAATTTGCTACTAGATAAAGCCCACCATCAAAGGTGGAGAAATAATAAAGTAGTTTGCTTAGTTGCTTACTCATAGTCGTTGCACCTTCCATATCGGATTGGCACAGGATTATCTCGGTGAGACTTCCCCTGTTTTTAGATAAATTATTCAAAAGACCTTACGATCTTAGGCCGCTAGTTTAGTCAACGGGTTATAGCAGAACTCAAGATTATCAGTAAAGATAAAGCCCGGTTCCCCGACTTGCTTGACGCTCTTCATAATCTCAGCCCACTCTTCACGAGTAACTTCATCACGAATAAGCATCACGGAATTGTTACTACGCCCTCGTTGCGGATTAGTGATATACCAATCCCCAGTCTTTGCATTAAGCATTTCCTTATCCGTCTTACTAAACAAGCAAATTGTAGCAGAGCGACGAACACCCCCAGACAATACAGCATCAGACATATGCATAACAAAGTCATAAGCTGTGATGGGCTTTAGTGGAATAGCCTCTTTGGAGTCCTTTAACAAATCTTCAAGAAGTGCTTCGCATTTGACAAGAGCTTCGCGTAGGCCATCCGGGCCAGGGGCCTTGAATCCACCAGAAATCAGAGAACCCTTTGGTCGAATTTTACTGAAGTCGAAATGAACTTGACAGCCTTCATATTCAGGGAAAGTACCACCACCAACAAAATAGCTACTCAACAACACACCAAAAGCGTCTGCCCAACCTTCAATAGAATCTGGAACTGTAAACACCTTAGACTTCTTTGCAAATCGTTTATGAATCTTAGGAAGTTTTGCAATGTGATGATGCTGTACAGAGAAACCCACCCCACAACCGCACAAAAGCATGTACATCGCTTCTTGGAAGAACCGAGGACGATCACAGTGGCTCACAGAGCAATTATACATTCGCGCTTCGTGTTTGAATAGCTGTTCACCTCCAAACTGCAAAGCACGTTGGGCACCCAGCACTCGCTTATCTTTATACGCCTTCTCAGCAAAAGAAATTAGACCTTCTAGTTCAGGAGACATTTTAGATTTGTACTTTTCCCGGTGCATGTTCATTACACGTTCTACAGCTTCATCCCAAGTCTCGTAACGATTTTTAACTTCGTCCCAGCGAGAGTAACCCATGTAGAACTTGCTCTCGGAGAGCATTTTCTTACCGATATTTTCAATCTTCTGTGTCATTTATTTCCTTTGTTTTTGTTAAATCTACGCGCTCAATTAGTTGATTAATTCTGTCTTCAGCTTCAATCAAATACTTTAAATCTTTCTCTACCGATTGAGAATCATCTCCTAGCATACCTATTCCAGTGTTACAAAGAGAACATAGTATACCACGGACAATCTCTGTTCTGTGACAATGATCTACAGCAAGTTCTTTTCCTGTAAGGTCTTCCGTAGCTCCGCAAATTGCACAACCACCTCCTTGTTCTTCAAGTAGCTGATTACGTTGCGCCAGAGAAATTCCATAGTTTTTCTGAAGCTCTCTATCTCTAAGTAGGTCTCTGTCAGAATTTTGGTAATGCTGCTTACTTTTCTCATTCATGCGTTCCTTGTTTTCAAGGTACCACTGAGCTTTATAAGCGGTGATTCTTTCTCTGTTCTCTTCTACGTATTGCTTGTTCAGAACAATTAGGCGTTCTCTATTTTCCTTATACCAGTTATCTCTATACGCTTTCCTTGCTTTATTGTACTCAGTTCGACAAGGCTTGCATCGTCCTGCTCTTTTACCTTTAATTTTTAGAAAGCTGAGAATTGGCTTTTCTTCTTTACAAATCGTACAAACCTTTGTCTCAGACACTTTCTACCATTCCTCGCATTCTAAAGAGATCAGTAAGAATTTTATTATCAGCACTCTTAGCAACCGCCTCGTAAGAAGCGTTGCCGCTAGATACCCAATCAATATCAATTCTCTCATTCCCAACATAACGAGGACAAGTGATGATATTCCCGAAACGATTTCGATGAGTAACGTTCTGAACTTCCCAAGGATAGTTATACACATCCATACCCAAATCAAATAACATCTTCTTAAAGATATCTGGGTTCTCTTCAACAAACTCTTCCGTTACCCAGTTTGCAATTGTCTGAATTTCACTCAATGAAACGTAGGAGATTGCGGCAATTTTCAACATAGTATTTCTCCTTTTATACTTTCAAGGAAGAAACGGCAGAACCTCAATTCTACCATAACTTCCGGGTATTTACAAGCTAATTATTTATCGTACTTCGCGTTATTCGGAATCAACTGCCGAAACTGCACCCAGCCTCTGAAATTAGCACTCCACAAGTCCCAATTCTTATCCCTATGCGTGACACCCTCTTGAAAGATTTCCATAGCAATGTTTGAATATTCAATCGGAGTAGCCTGATGCTCAACAGGTGAAGCGTGACAAGGTTCAGATTCAACTAATTTCTTAAAAATATCTTCAGCCTTTTCCAAAGAACCATCTTGCTTTCTGTACGAAGTTTGTGCGCAACAACTGGCTGAAATCATTCGAGCTTGTTCGAAGGTAAGTTCATGAACTATTGTCTGAGGCCCAATTTGTTCCATGACAACTACATCATGTTGTTCAACACCGTAGAGCATTTTTCCATTTTTGTTCCGATAATTCCAAACGTAAGGTAAATGCCACTCACCATATTCAAGTTCTTGTGGGGTTGACCCATCCCGAACCTTCTTCATCTCCTTAGCCAAAGCATGAATTGTTGGGTCAGCGTCCGGGTGATCACGCAACCAATCCCAGTTAGCCCATTCAGTAGAAGTAACTACTACCTTCATGTGCTGGAAGGGCTCTAGGATGCGATTAACCACTTGTTTGTGTGCCCCGATATCTGCCATTACCTTAGCTATGCTTACAGATTGTTTAGCAGCCTCTAACCATAGCTGTCGGACAGATTCTTTGCTCAGTTCGTCCAGTTCCTCTTTGGCTTGCATACCTGCTTGGTTCTTACCCCAATGGACAGGCATTGCAGGGTTGCTTTCAACAAGTTCAATTACTTTAGAAACAGGGATAGCACGAGAACTTGCAGAGTTACGACTGAATACCCGATGCGTCATCAATTCACTGTGGATGATTCGTGGGTACTCAAGTTCAAGTGTCGTAATGCGTACCCCATCGGGGGAGATGGAATCCTTAATTACTTTTGCTGAAACTGTCATTTATTCCTTTCTTGATATTGTTTAGTTGCCTTTCAGTATAACCTGACTTTAACATCTCTTCTTCTTTACCTAACAAATACTCAACAGCAGACTGAAGGGCATTTTCGTGTTGAAGAGTCGGGAATGTTTTAGTGTATCTTTTACCAGAAAGAACAAGAGCAACCTGATACCTGTTCAGTTTTTCATTGTAGTGGATGTAAGGTATCCCTACATTGCTTTTCCTTGAAATTCTATTTTTAGCATTTGTTTCTAAATCTACAACACGCAAGTTTTCAGAGACATTTTCTGTTTTGTTCCCACTTTTATGATCAACTACTTTACCATCTTCTACCTGATTCCCAAGAAGAACAGGAATTAACCGGTGGATTCTGTATGTGCGCCTTTCAATTCTTACTTGATAATAGCCTGTTACCTTATTGTAGCAACCTGCTTCATCTCCGATAGAAATAGCTTTCCTGTTTCTATTTTTACCAACCCAAATATCAATTTTCCACCTTATTCCGGTTCTACTGGTGCTATCGTAGTAAATGAATCTGTCTAAATAATCTTTACTGATCACTCAAACTCTTCCGCCAAAACCACAAAGCTATCAAAAGGACTCTCTAGATTCTTGCAGTGATACCGTCCCTCGTCAAGCACTTCAACAATCTTGCAATCCTTACCATAAGCCTTGACTTGATCGCCTACCTTATAAGTCCGATTCTCGGCAACCTTTTCAATAGCTTGCTTTACTTCTTGGATTTTGTTTTCTTTAGTCATGTTTAGTTTCCTTTCTTATCAAACCACATCAAAAACAGAGCATTCGTAATCAAATGCGCAAGGTGACTCTTACCTGTTTCCTGATCAATCTTCTCCCCTTGTAGATAGAGGCTGAAATGCCTTGTCAATGCACTTTGGAATCGTCGTTGTGGTTGATCCAATCGCATCCAATTTGATCCGTCTTCAGCAGGATATTTAAGATCGCCGTATTGTAGCACATCTACAACTTCTTCGATAAACTCCCAGAGTGGGAAGATATACCACCACTGACGTTTATCTGAATCGTTTTTGATTCCTGTTGTCATCAGTACGACTTCCCACCTTCAGCCTTACGATTCTCAACCTTGTGATCTTCTCGTACTGCGTTATAAGCCAACTTTTCTTGAATTGCTCCGGCAAGATCAAGTTGCAAAGCACCAGCCAAATCCAAAATACGAATCACAGCGTCTGCAAGTTCTACTTCAATCATCTTGCGATGTGGAAGTTTATCATCCATTAGATTCTTACGTGCTCCCTCCATCGCTTCGGACACTTCGCTGTGAATCAAAGCAAGTTTTTCAGCTACAAGAGCCTTGCCGAACCGAGTACGGATACGACATTCTTCTGCAAGGCTTTGCAGCGTATCCAAATCAGTCCACCAACCAGCATCTACGTTACCTTGGTGAATCTTTCGTTGCAATGTTTCAATTGCATAGTGTTCGTCCATATCCATCATTAATTTTCCTCCTTATAAACTTCACAGTGCTCAAACGGAACAAAGTTCCAACCAGAGTAGGGGTCATCGGGATTGGGCTTAACCCAATAGGAATTATAATCAATTCTTCGGACTTGAAAGACCTCTCCTTGACGATTGTCATACCACATGCGGTTGTTACTTGCTTTGGTGATTTTGATTTTCATCTCACCCAATCTCCTTTTGAATCAAGTACCATCGGTTCAAGCACAGGAATAGAATCAATGATCAATCCAGTGCCGACAATAGGCCGTTTGATGTTAACGTTGTTGTAATTGAACGCATACTGGTCGTCATCAATTAGACAACCGCACTGCATTCCCCAATAAAGATCGTTACTGTTAGCCCAATAATCAATCTTAAATCTTTCGTGGAAATGACCTTGAACAGCATTCATACCGCTTTGTTGACTTAGCTTCAATACATCTGAACTCTTTCCGTGATGCACGTAACACTGCTGTCCATTTGGCAGCGTCAAAGTAAGATCAAAACTCCAATTCCACCCTTCACCTACTCCAAGTACATCATTATAACTCTTAATGTAGTGCTTCGGAATGCCGTTTGTCTTAGCTTTACGCCACACTAGGCTACCATGATTTGACTCAATGATATCCATTTTAGGAAAGATTTCTTCAAGTTCTTTGATGTAAGGAATGCTGACCTCAAGTTCATGCCCAGCAGAGTAACCATTAGGATCATGCTCGTGGTAGCTCAGACTGTGTTTATCAAGTTCATCTCCCAAGCAAATCACTCGCGTAGGCTTGTATTTCTGCTTCAGGTGCCGAAGAAAATCAAAGCTGTCTTCGTGGTGGAATGGAATATGCAAATCCGAGATAAACAAAATTCTAGAATTATCTTCTGTATCCTTCTTTGGCTTCACAGATTTACCCCCAGAAGCCAACACCCGATTTACACTACTCTTCTTAGTCTCCGACCCAAGAACAAGTTTAGCAATTTCCCTAGAAGAAAACCCCAATTCACTCAGAGCTTTCATCTTGTCTTTTGTGCTTTGTGAATGCTGCAAATGCTTACTCCTTTACAAAAACTGCACCGTGCTTAGAGAACTCTTGCTTGAACATTTGAGTATCCTTTCCTTTGTAATAAATAATCTGACCTTGTAGTGGTGCCTTATTCTCTGTCCCGTCTGGTTTCATAAACTTTACCCTTCCAGCCACCAAGCAAACAGCGTCAGCCCATTGTAGAAACTCTTGTCCAACTTTCGTATCAGTATTGTTGTTGGTCAGTACAATTGCTTGACTAATATCAGAATTGAAAAGCTTTGCAGCTAGAGGTTTTAGACTCTTTGAGTCGTAAGGAGGATTCATCCAAACATTTCCTGTCCACTCTTTGTCTAACCCTTGATTTTCAAGACTATAGAAAGTATCAGCTTGAATCCAAGAATTAGCCACCTCATTGCTTGCAGGGTCAAGATCAATACTACCCATTACAATTCTAGCAGAATCTGTGAAACGTCTAGGAGTGTAGTGCTCTTGATTGCCTGAGTTGTTTACTATGTGACTCAATCAGACTCCTTTTCTTGTTCAAAGAAGGTAATATTATGGTAAGGCTCGTCTTCATTATAGAAGCAATGCCCTGCTTTCAGATTAATACCTACACTTTTGTCGCTGACAAAATAACCGTTACCTCGTAGAAACTTCACGAAGCTATCTAACACAGCATACCACACATCCTCTTCAAACTCATGAGTAATAACCGTACCGTCATCGTGAGTTGCTTGTAGTTTAAATTTCATATTTTCTTCCTTTCTTCAATCATTGTTTTCACCTGATCATAACTAAACTTCCGGGTCAGCAAAGCCTTTTTAAAGAGCTTTTTACGTTCAGTGCTGTTACCCCCTTGACTCTGACCTAAAGCCTCTAAAACAGCCTTCTTATCGCCTTCTGAGAGGGTGTTAAACATTGTCTGAGATTTCTTCAACCAACCGGGATGCACATACCTCTTATCATCTTCTCTTTCAATGTAATCTGCTGCTCTTCGCAGAAACTCGGACAGTGTACCTTCATACCAGTAGGATAGATAACGAGTCCACAGATTTTCAATCTTTCCGAGAACTGCATTACACTGCCGGTGAAGAATTCCTCTGACATACTGAGTCTTATGATTGTGGTCTGTGACAGATTGTTTATAGTCTAGCGGAAGCCCAGTAAGAGCATCCTTACCTTCTTGCTCTTCATAAAGAATCTTACGAACCTTCGCTACGTCAGTTGGAGTGTAAAGATGCTTAGGTTCTTCCTTGACTTCTTTATTTACCTTCTGATGCGTACCGCACTCATTACAAGTGCAGTATCCTTGAAGGTCATCCATTAGGTTCCTAACTGACCAGCTTGTTGATTGGCATCTTATGCATTCAAACATTAAACCACTCCGGTTTAGGCAGCCTATCAGAAAACTTATAGTCACTTACATCTTCATCTAGAATATCAAATTCTTCGTAATCGGGCCAGTACTCTGCAATTTGCTCCTCAGAGTCTGCATACGCAACGATAATTGCCTCATCATATTCATTGTACCCTGTACACCACCAAGGGTGTTTTGGAGGGAAAAGCACTGGGCGGTAATCTCTTCCGTCTGTTGTGAAACGTACTCTAATCATTCTTCTTCACCATAAAGAACTTCCCTCCAGTTTTCAATCTTTTCGTCCTGCATTTGAATGTGTTCTACATTCTCTGCAATACCTTGATAATCCTTAAAGAACTCCACAAACCAATGACCTCGTGGATACTCATGCCCTTCGTGAATTACTTCGCCGTCTAGAAGGACTACGCACCAATCGCCAGAGGCAATGTTGTTGTCAATAAAAGTAATTCTGCTGCTCACTTAATACCTCCTCCATTCAAAAACCAAACGCAACGATCTATTCGTTTTTGACCACCACCAGTGGGTTTGAGGCTTAAAACTAAACGGTCATTTAGACTCATTCTACATCCTCAAAAGCGAATAGTTTACCAGAATCGAAGTAATACACTTTACTCCTGCCGTCGAATGTATATGTTTCGTGATACATATTTCCAGTAACCCTTTCTGTTCGATCAATTAGAACACCATGCTCTTTATCAAATTCATAAAGTGCTTGCACTATATCACGAAGTTCTTGTGAGTTGATTTTAATCATTCCAGTATCACTCCATATCGTTTATAAAAATCATATGCAATCAAGGGATCATCTTTAGTCTCTTTCATTCGGCAACAAGCGTGGTAAAGATTAAGCATGTGCTTCCAGTCGCTTTGAATCTTTTTACCATTCCATGCTGTGTACTCAAAAGATTCAGGATACCACTCTTTGTACTTGCTAACGATGACTTCTAGAACTTCTTTTTCTGTCTTGCAATCTTTAAGAATCTTCAAAGCAGACTTAGCACCAAACCTCTTATTGCACAACTCAGTCGGCTTAAAACCATCAATTGTGTCTCCTATCAGTTGCTGAAGACCATATTGCATCATCCCCATAGCTCTTACTTCATCGGACTCATCAACCCATATATTTCCAAGTTCAGGAATAACTTGCACACCAAGTTCTGGCTTATCAGGATTAAATAAAGAAAGACCTGAATACGCCTTACTATCCTTGTCAATGCTGCAAACTACTGGAATATCCCCTCGTTTTAAGATTTCATATCCCATGTAAATCTGCATGTCATCGCACTCATCTCCATCAGAAACAATTGCTTTGTACTTTTTCCAAGCGTAAGTCTGAACTTGCTTTAGAAGCAGAGGCTTCAATCCTACGCGGTTTGATTTGTACTTTGTGGGTAAAGGCAGATCAGAGCGAAAATTTGTCTTTCCTGAAATCATATACACAACTTCATCACACCAGAATGAATCAAGAATGAACTTGATGTGATTATTCAAGATGTGAAAAGCATGTTCTACAGGTTCAGCCTCTTGGGTATCTTCAATTTCATATTCACTTAGTTTATCAATCTTGTCTTTGCTTTTTAGCAAGTCCTTGAACTCTGTCCGTGTACTAAAGGATTTCTGAACTCCTGTAGGAGAGTGAGTGACAATAATTCCTCTCTCTTCAACTGCAGCAGCAGCTTTGTACACTGGAGTGTCAAGGTCTATAAGTGCAATTACGTTACTCAATACTCTCTCCTTTCTGAAAAAGACCCCGAAGGGCCTTCACTCAATAACTACTGCGGACTTCCTCAACCGTGTCCGCGAAAATCTCGTTTTTCTCGATAACCTCATCAGCACGACTTTCAGCAAGAGCCTTAGCTACCTTCACGAGCAATGTAGCATCAAAGCCAGCTTCTTTCATCTCAGCCTTGATTTCACTTACAGTTTCCATGATGCTTTCAATCTGATAGAACTCCCGCTTGAGCATTTCAACATACTCAGCCTTAGTCTTGTACTTTTTTACTTCTTGATTATTTTCCATATTCATTCACTCCTTATTTTCAGTCAACAAATCCATAAAATATTCAGCACGACCAACAGACATAGCACTGACTTCCAAGTCTGCTGTTTAATCTGGTGTGTAGTAGTTAGTGGGATTAACTCGGTAGTCATTCTCCCACTTTTCAAAAGTAATTACAAAGTCCTGCAATGTAAACATAATTATCCTTTCATTTTAAATGCAGCATAAAATACTGCAATCATAAAACTTACCACGCATACCCAATGCATCCATACTGCAAACACAATCTTAGCACCGAGCAAAGCGTTAATAATGATAACACCAAAGTACGGTACTGAAAACCCTACCATCATTGCAAGCATGAAGAACAACGGGAGTACTATGACAGCTATGATTAATTGGGACGCGGCTACCATAACCACCTCCTTTAAATTACTTCTGCTTCAAACTACGAATCGACAAACCCAAACCACCGAAGGTAGCGAGGTTAAGCCACATGACACTAAAGTAAGCCCCTAGTGTATAAGCGATGTTCAAGCTAAACAACGTATTCAACGATGCAATGGTCAACAACGGACCTGCAATAACAACCGCAAGCAGTACAACCAAAGCACCAACAACAGCAACGTATTTCATTTATTTCCTTTCTTAAAAATCTTACGGTCAAGCCAATCAAATGCCTTGCAGGGATAATACCCAATCAAAGCAATTCCTGTTGCAATAATCGTAAGAACTCCTCCGATACCAATCACAGCAAGAATAAACAGGATGAAAGCGATATAGCCTACAGCAAGTACAAACGTTTCGTAGTTGGTCAAACTGCCACCCATTCTTCAGTTTCAATTACTTTCTTAACCTTTTGTACTTCTGTAAGTGTCACTCCACCATCTTCATAGCTGTAATAGTACTCCGAATAAGGGCTACCAGAACGACTAAGAGGATAAGAGAAGAACTTTCCGGTGGATAGTTGCTTGACAATGACTTCGCAGTGCTGCCACTTGTAGTCTACTTCCCAATCAGAGGATTCCACTTCTTCGAAATCCTCTCCGCCTTCATCATGGACAAGATCGAAGAACTGTTCTTTTGTAAGTTCAATAGTGCTCATGATTATCGGCCCTTTACTGGCAGCAATTGCAGTTTACGTACATGCACTCGCTTATACAACCCCATACTAGCCTCAGCGTTGCGAACATATCGCGCAGTAGCACGAGTAGGATATACATCTGCTGGGTCAATCTTACCTTCGATTTCTACTGCCCATGCTGTGATAGGGTTGTGTTTGTTTTGCTTGTTCATATTATCTCTCCTTTACTTACGTTGATTCATCTTCTTGACTGCCTCTACCGCGTCTTTGCGCAGATAGAAGACTTGGGTGTTTTCGTATGTTTCCGTGTTGAAGGCTACATGATACCCGTTTACAAACTTTGTGATGTACTTTTCCATGCTTACTCCTTTACAAAAATATTATTTACTCTAAGACCCTCTGCACGGGATACAGGATTCGAACCTGCACTACCAATGGAATAGAAATCCACTGCTTATCCAATTAAGCTTATCCCGTATAGAAGGCCCTAGAGCCTTGTTTAAGCCCTTCAAAGCACTCTAGGTAGGCAAGGGTATTATCTAACCTAGAGAACGCCTTTAATGGGCTTTAAATCAGTTCCTAGAACGGATCGCTCGAGTCACTTTCTTCGTCAACCGGAGGCTTCTTACCCTTTGGTGCTGCGGAAGTCTTAGCCTTGGCTGGAACTCGCACTGTACCGCCATTCCCGTCATCCGCCGAATCGAACTCGTCCCCAGGATTGTAGTTGCTTTCTGCACGTTCAAATTCAATCAGTGAAGTAACCTTGACGTTCTTCAACCGTGCAGATGCGCCGAAACTGTTCTCGTAGTGGTCAATACTGATTGCACCATAAGAACCATTGGCTGGCAGCTTGGTTTCAGTGATATCTACCAAAGTCTTACCGACCTGCTCAAAGACTCGTGGCTTGTACTTATCAGGAACAGGTTCCTTATTTGCTAGATGGGTATTCTTCTTAAGTGTAATCACATAGAGATTCTTTTCAGAACCCTCGGGTGGATCGCACTTATAAATTTCCTTAAACTCTGTTCGCTTGACCTTTCGTGCTGGTTGCTTTGCGTAGATTTCTGCAAAAGCATCTGCAGTATCTTCATCTACAACTACGCCGCACTTCCATTCAGTACCCTTTTCCTTGTCATAACAAGGGGTAGCTTGGTGGAGCATGCAATAAACCAACATACCTTCTAGTGTCTTCATGTTTTCTTACCTTTCTTTAGTGTTGAGATTTAGTGATTTTGAAAGGTTCACTAACCTTGTTTTGGTTCGACAGGTGAGAATTGAACTCACGACCAAGGCTTTATGAGAACCCTGCTACTTACCACTGAGCTACTGTCGAAAACTAAATTATACACGACAACCAATGTCTGTGCAATACTTTCTTTCGAGTTGTGGTTTAATTACAACAATTCTGAAAGTCCTTCCAATTCTTAACCCCTCGTACTCGCCAATACAACTCAATAGCTTTCCGAGGACGTTTAAGCCACCGCTCAAATCGTTTGTAACCTTTCTTTGGATCGGGGATGCAACCTGGGGTTACACCGAAAGTACGGTTACAGATCATCTTATCACGAGGGCTCATCTTGGTGTGAACTTTCTGATAGTACCTCCAAGAAACTGCTGGTAGCATTTTTACTCCTTGTACTTATTCAAAACAAAAGGATTCATGAAGCCATATTTGTAGAAGCCTGTCATGAAGAATGTTACTACTAAACTAATTGGTGCAGCCATCAAGGAAAGCCCCCAAGCTGTCGCTAAGTCCTCACGATACGAGTCTTCGGCAATAGTACAGAATTTATTCTGAGCAAACGCAAGCATACAACTTGCTGAGATTGTAGCACAAATAAGCCAAGCTACGATGCAAGAAATAAGTAAAGTCATTTCAATCTCCTTCTTTAAGCGTTCGTAGCAAAGCTACTCACTTTCAGTAAATAATTTATCAATCGAATTCTCCCAACAAACCAGAGCAAGTTTCATCAGGTCAGAGCGAGGGATGCTGATTCGCTGTAGTTCTGTTCCTGATTCACTGACCTTGATTATACAGGAGAATTGTGAATCGTACAAGTAGTGGAAGTGTGTCATCAATGAGTCTCTTTCCAACTTTTCCCGACTTTACCCTCGCCTACTAGCGGTACTTTAAGTTTGAGATATTCACCGGCCTTCGTAATGGCTTGCTCAATCATACGTGCAACCTCCTCTGCTACAGCCTCTTCGCACTCGTACTCTAATTCGTCGTGAAAGTATCCAATGCGCCGCACTACACAACCCTTGTAAATGTAGTAAGGACGACGAAGATCATCCCAATACATCTCTCCAAGCCACCTATCCATGAAACACCCAGCGTAGTCCATAGTAATACCGCCACATGACTGAAAGATGGTGTTGAGCAAGGCTGACTTCTTGCGTGTCATCAATATTCTACCATCAATTGCAGGAAGATACTTGCTCTGCCCTGTTGCTGTCCAGTATTTTTCAAGGTTTTCCTTGAGTGCCTTAGTGCCAGGGTTAGCTTCCCAGAATGCATCAAGGGCTTTCTTGCCATACTTTTCAGGAATGCCTAGCGTGGATGCAACCTTCGGTGCTGCTGCGCCATACATAATGGCGTAATAGCCGTTCTTACTCTTGTTTCGATATGGTTTCCATTTTGGGTTTTCCTTGTCAAAGTCTGGTGCACTGTAGATTTCACCAACTTCTGGGTAAATTTCACTGTAGAAAGCATTGGCATTCTTGCTGTGAACATCACCTTTCAATAATTCCTCTGCCGTGGTGCCGCCATCGTACTTGTAGCAATAGTGCCCCTGAACCCGTCCCTCAAGGGCTGCAGCATCACCAGCAGCAATCAAGAACCCATCTTCAGCAATCCACAAAGAACGGAATTCGTACCCCAACAGAACTTTTGGGTCAGCCTTCGGAACGTTCACCAGAACTTTGTGCTTCTGCCTGTGTGTCGCGGCGATTCCCGTTCTCCCGCCACCTATACGTCCATCATACTTTAGTCTAGGATTACTCAACCACCCCTCAAGCACAGAAAGACGATTACGTAGAGAAAGCCACTTCACTACATTCTTAACAAGTTCACCCTCCATTTTTTCAAGGTTGCTGCACAGTTTGCCCGCTTCCTGAATTTTTGGAGATGTTGGAATTAGTTGTCGCGTATTTGGATCGCGCATAGGCTTACCATCCGACCCGCGTTTGTAGTTCCACAACGTGGGCAACCAACCGTTCTCCAAAAACCAATCTTTCATCTGATCTTGGTTTGCCATCTCCATTGGCAGGGTCACATCGAGAATCTTGTTAGCTTCTACGGGTACGATTTTACCATAAAACTCCCATTGTTCTCCAACCTGCTTGCCGTTATGTTTTTCAACAAATTTCAACCACTGCGCGGAATACTCTCCATTAGCCTTAAAAGGTTTTGCTGGCATCTTGTAGTCTTTTTCCTCGGTCTTTTTAAGACTTCGGGGAGGAAGTTGAGGCTCAACAACAGCACGAATTTCTTCTTGCATCTCTGCAATACGAACTGCAAGTTTTTTAGCTGCCTCTACATCAAACTTCCACCCAGACAATTCTTGACAACTCATAAGGAAAAAAGATTTCTGTCCAGCTTTAAAGGCCGGTGTCCATCCGTCAAAAGACCCGTAAAGTTCAACCCATTCATCAACCAAGTACTTAAAAGTTTTGTCACTAATTTCAGTATCAATTTCGCAGTACTTATCCATTAAACTAGAAGGCTGTTGGAACTCAGCGCCCTCCTCTGCATCCTTTGGAATGATACCTTCATCAATTGAAGCCTGCCGGAAGTCCAACTTTGGGTAGCCGAGGATATTACCGAAATACTCGATAGAGTGCTTTTCACGATCCGGATTCAAGAACATGGAGAGGTAGAAAGTATCAACAAAATTGACCTTCCTACCTTCCAACATATCAGGGCCAACAGTGAAATCTAAATCTCCGACAAACTTCATTACAAATATATCAAACCCAAGCCCATTGTGGAAAGAGATGTCGGGGACTTCATACTTGTCAAGCCAGTCAAGGAATTTCCCCTTAGCCTTTTTGTCATTAAAGAAATTAAGTTTCAGCTTCTCCCCGGTATCCAAATCTTTTAGGCACATCACCCAAATCACTTTTGATTCAAAAATAAACCCATTTGATTCAATATCAAGTGAGAAACCGTTGTACTTCATTTTACTCCTTTGCTTCTTTCTCAAAACTTTTCCAAACAAAGCCTCTATAGGACTTTTTCCACCCGTTGCATACACTGTAGATCGCAATCTTATGAAAATCTGGGTACTTGTCAATAATTTCCAACATTGAGTTGTACTTTCCAACTAATTCACCCGTATCTTTGTCGTACTGCTCAAAACGAAGTGTACTTGTAATTTCGGCTACTTTCCTTGCCATTACCGCTTTCTTGTCTTCGTCTTTCCATGTCTCCTTGCCCCAGTCGGACAGCTTCTGTTTCCACTCTGGCGTCTTCATAAAGTCGTATAGACCATCATCAAACTGCTTCTTTTTCAATTCTGACATAGACATTTTCATCTCGTCTGTCCAATTGTTACCAAAGTTCGGATTGCCTTCTCCTCTATTGTTGGCAGAAAGTAAAGCCCTTGTCTCTTCGTGGACTATTACTTTTTGAGAACTATCTTTCATAAGATTGTACCCGAAATCACGATCTGTTGTGTTGTAAAACTCCATCCAATACACCTCAGCATCGGCCAAAGCGTCTTCGTCTATTTCTTCAAACTCTTGTAGAATCTCAAAGGCAAAATTCTCAATGCCATAAAGCAGCACTGCGTTGGCTAAATGTCTATTAACTTTCCTTTTATTCTTCTCTGGGTCTTTGGCGTAATGTTCAAACGCATTTTTGTGTCCCCAAAACCTTTTAGCAATGTCTTTTGACTTGCCAATATAACGTTTACCATTTAAAATATTTCTAATGCAATAAATTCCAACCATATTACTCCTAAAGTGTTAATCTTTAATTGTAACATGGTTGTACCCGTTTTGTCAAGTATAATATAGTTTAGAAACCACTTGGCCCATTCTCCTGCATCCACTCATCGAGGTCATGCAGAACATGATGTTGATTGTCGTAGTACAAACTTCCACAATCACCAGTCTCACCTCCAGATCGGTTCTTACTTAGAATCAACTTTGTGGTGTTACGAACAACCGGGTCTTCATTGTACTTGTCTCGCATCATCATTACTACCCATGAAGCACTTTTAAAAATCGTACTCGATCCAGTAATGGCCTCTTCTGGAATGAAGGCACCCGTAGAAGCTGCATCCTTGTTGCTGCCACTCTTACGAATGTGTGCAATCATCAGGAAGGTACAATTGTAGTTCTTGATCATACTCTTACACCACTTCATGAATTTAGCCTGTTCGTCCACTGTTAGCGAATCCATGATATCGGACAAAGGATCAAGAATAATAACCTTACAACCGCAAGAGATGATTAGTTCTTCAATCTTATCCTGAAGTACCTCAACACTACCATCGCGTTCGTCAATCAACATGAAGCGGTCATTGCCGTGCTGATCCAAGAACAGTTCGTTAGCCTTCTCTTTCACCTTCTCCTGCTTCAAATAAGTTAACTTCTCTTCTGGGTCTTTGATCCGAGAAATCTTATTCTGAATGTGCCGTGACAGCATAGCCTGAGCGTACTGCGAACAAGTCAATTCAAGAGACACTACGCCAACTTTGTGAGGGCTATTGAACAACCAATAATAAATGAGTTCATTTGCTACGGTTGTCTTAGCTGCACCGCTTCCGGCTGCAAAGATTCCGATGGTGCCAAGCTCAATTGAACCAATCATTTCATCAAGTTTCTTCATGAAACTAGGAAGTGGAATCTTTTCCACTAATGCACTGTCTAAAAGTTTTTCATAGAGTTCAGAGCTACCAACGACCCCAGCAGGCACATACGTCTTCGCATTATAGAAGTCACTAATAAAACTCTTCTGATCACCCTTTTGCAGATACTCGTTAGCATCTTTGTGCTTCATTTGCATGATCTTGACCTTGCCCTTTGGCAAAACCTTCACAATGCTGTCAATAGCTTTTTGTCCCGGATCATCCCCGTCATAACTAATGATGATCTGCTCGAACATGTCGAACCAAGCATAGTTGTTAGCAATCTGCTTTGCTGACTGAGCACCCGTGGTTGCAGAGACTACCGCTACTTCGTAATCGTTACCTCGTTTCTCATTGTATTCCTTCAGCATCTGGTAGGCGCTGAGGCTGTCAATCTCTCCTTCAGTCAAGATAACGTACTTCCCGCCACGAGGAAAACGGAACTGCATGAAACATTCTGTAGTTGCTCCTGTACGGCCAATGCTTTTAAAGTCTTTAGGTACTTCACGAACTTTGTAACCCACCAGCTTTCCGTTTTGTGTGCAAGGGTAGTACTGCTCAACAACAGAGCCATCTTCTTCAGAAAAGCTGTGCCGCACTCCGAAGTAAGCCGTTACGTTGTCGCTCAAGCCACGATAACCACTACATCGCGTAGATGTTTCTTCCTTGATTTGCAAAGCCTTCTCATCTGAGATTGCTTCTTTTTCTTTTACAAGTTTTGCTGTATCGTCTTTTTGCATTACTTCCTTCCGTATTTTAGATTTCTTCTTTGCAATGTGCTCTTCCTTGTATTCATCGCTTACCACTGTGTATCCGCATCCTGCTACAAAGCAGTGCATTGATCCGTCATCGTATAGAGCACATCCGTCTGAACTGCTGCATTTAGGGCAGCTTGTATGTTTAACGAAATTTGCTATTTTCAACCCCCCTCACCAAACGTGCGGTACAACATAAACCCTCAAATCCAAAAGTCTCATAGACTGAGGTAACTCTTGAAGTTTAATATTCCCCATTAGATTCTCAATATCCTCTGGCTCATGTCCATAACAAGCTAGCTCAACCCCAACAATCCACTCATCCCGAGGAGCATCATAATAAGGACTTGCGTACTCAAGTTCTCCGTTATCGAGCATCTCATCAACCCCTTCTAGAATCTCTTCTGGAAGGTCTGAGTAAGGCAAGCCATAAATTAACTTAGCACTAATATCAATTCCCATAGTTACCCTCTTTCTCCAAAATAGCCTTATAAGCAAAGTACAAGTACTCCAACGCAGCATAATCTAGGTTAAACACCTGATCTGCTTCCGTTGAAACATAGCTTTTACGCTTCACAAAGTACCCGTTCCCGTTATCCGTAAGAATCAACAAGTCCTTGACATTTGAGCAATATCCTTCACCAGCCTGAACCTTGATCTTATCGCCTTTGAATTTAACTTTTACTGTCATGTCTATTCCTTAAAATCCATTGGGTCACGAAGTGATTTATACACCGGGAAACGCGGCACATCATACCCACCCTGATCAAAGTACTTCACCGTAGCGTACTTCCCAACAAGGCTATCACGTTGCTCCCAAAGTTCCTTACGAGTAGCGTCATCAAACCCACTACCACAACCGAATTCTACACCATCTTTGGTGCTCAAGTAAAGTACCCCTAGTGTATCTACTGGAATCATACCTTCTTTTGAAGTACTACGTGCTGTTCGCCCAAGTTCATTTGTCTTGGCTTCATTAGCATTATGGTACTTGCACTCAAAGCCTACAATCTTAAATTCTTCGTCCTTGAAGAGCTTTAGTTTCAAAAGCAGCCCTTCCTTGACAGAACTTCGTCCGTACTTGTACTTACCTTCAGGTGCCTTAATCATGGCACCCTCATACCCTTGCTCTACAGCATTGCTTCTAAAAGCCTCTAAATCGTCCTTAGATGCGATAAGAGTCTGTTGTAGTACCTTCGTATTCCCCAGCAGAGAAAGTCCTTCTAAGATACCTTTCCGTGCGTTATAGGGCTGTTCTGGATATACAGGAAGAATATCAAAGACATAGAATGAGAATTCACGTACTTTATCATGCGACATTACAAAACTTGTAGTCTCTCGGAATACTTCTTCTGTGTTCGGTTCTCCTACAATGAACTCTCCATCAAGACCTTCAAGGCTTTCTTTGTTTTGCATAGCCCATTCTTGGATGCTCTTGTTTGGGATAGGCTTTAACGAGCGTGAATACGCTACACCTTGGTAGATGATTGCACGAATACCGTCAAGTTTATAAGAAGCGTACACAGGGTACTTCACAGACGACAGATCATCAATTTGTGAAGCAAGCATTGGTTTAAAGTCCATATAAATTACCCTTTAGTGTTATCCAAAACTTTAGTGAAATAAACCATAAGAGAATCACTAGCCGAATCGTACCCTTCTGTGCGTGTAATCTTTTCTTCAATTCCACAAAGTGCAGTAGAATAGTCTCTAAGCGTATCACAAGCATCTTGTGCGGTATCTCTACAACCTTGCAGGTAAGCAGATTTCAAGCACTCTTTTAGCATTGCAAAATTCTCAGGGCCAAAGTCCCAATAGAATCTTTCAGAACGATAAGAGAAACTTTCGATTTCATTGAACCATCTCTCAAAGGTTTGTTCTAGGTTAATAGTCCCTGGCATTAATCCTCCCACTTACTATAATACGGCTTCTCCAAAAACAACCAAAAGCACTCAACCTCTTGTTCAATCTCAGCAATAGTGCTGTCTTGATTCATGATAAACGTAATGTCCAACGTCATCTTGTCTCCTCGCTGAAATTGTACTTCAGGTTGAAAAGCCACAGTAGGAATATTCAGGTTTTCTTTGTAGTAACTGTGCTTTGAATGCTCGTACACCCAAACATCAATGAAGTACTTCTTACCCTCTGAATCATCAAAGCGTTTCTGAAGGAGGAAGTCTGCGTTCTTGTATGCATGGTTGTCGTAGCGTTTGTAGCCAGCGTCAAGCCAATCTTGGATTGTTAGCATTTCATTCTCCTATCTGTTGGTAAAACCCTATCTTACTCCAAATCTTCCTTCATGACAACCTTCTTTACAACATTGTGCACGTTCCAGTAAGGGAGGTTTACATGCTTCTCAGCCCAAACTTGGATAAGTTCTTGGAGTTCTTTCTTAGCATCCTGCGTGGCATTATAGAAATCACAATCAGCAACCTCTCCTACATCTCCATAAACCCAATCATCGAACTGTTCAAGCAGGTTTTCAATGGCAGACATACTTACATAATCCTTAACCTTTGTCTCAACCTTATCCGCTTCAAAGTACTCCGCACCAATTGGAAGATTATCAGAATCGTAATCCCACAATTCGTCAATCAATTGATCCCAATCATCAAAGAAATCTTCTCCATTAAGACTCCAGCATTTATTGCACTTTTCATTCATTTTCTTCCTCCTTCCGAAACAGTTGCTCATTCCTAAACATCTCCAAGATGTACTCAGGAAGATGTGTTTGAGTTTCACATATTGCGATTATGTGATCGTCCGTCAAATCCTTCAGTAGAGTATAAACCCCTTCAGGCTGCGAGAAGTTCTTTCCGTAGGACTTCCAGACGAAGACTTCTCTAATCTTCTCGTGAGGGTCGTCAGTATATACACAAAGATTCTCCCATTTTTCATTCAAGATATCTCCACCTCTACGGGTATATCCTTCAATCCCACCGTCAATGTAGTTACCTGCTGAATCAACCTGCATGTCATGCTGGTGTTTGCTCTGAAGAATCTCTCCCGTAGGAGTTCGCCAGATGTTAGCGATTAGTTTACGTTCAGTCATGCACAACCTGCAAAATCATCGAAACACCTTGACAGAGAATGTTGACCTCCATAGGTGTCAATTCACTGAACTTCTTTTGCACCCCAAACTTAGCCGCAATGGCATTGTATAGTTTCTCAACTTCACTTTTTTCTTTCACTTCCATGTTCCTTTGTATAAGTTTTATCACACTCCAACCAGTATAATTTCCAAGATAAAGCTAACAACAATGCTAAATCTTCTCCGTATTTGTCTATGTTGAAATATTTTCTATAGGTAGTACCATCCATATTGTAGTGAGTCGCTTTGTAACTATATATACCACCACTGTGTTTTGTCGGTTGAAAGTTTTTAGTCACACCGACTAACTGAGTCTCATCAGATGAGTTTATTTGTTTTCGTTTATTCCTGTTATTTATTTTTTGAGACACTACACGAAGATTTTCGACTTTATTATTTAGCCCATCGCCATCAATATGATCTACTACATACCCTTGTTTTATTTCTCCGTATAAAAGCGTGCAGATCACTCTGTGTACGTAAAGTTCAGCGCCATTAAGCCGAGCCTTCCAGTATGCGATTCTATTGGAAGACCTTGATATTGTCCCTGCTTGTTTACGTTTTTTCTTACCTATCCAGCTCAAACCAGAAGGTGATTCGCCGTCTAATACGAACTGGCTCTTTAGTAGTTCTATGGAATACTTCTCTGAATTAACGTCGCTCATAATTTAAATATCCTTCTCGCACAAGTGCTTGTTCAATTGTGTCTCCTCTGTCTCTATACACTAAGGACAGTTCAATGCTTTCAATAAGACTCTCCACAAAGAACTCAATCTCTTTAGCCCCTTGCTCTGCTTCCATAGAAGTCACATGCGTACCGCAATCATCCCAGATTGCTTGTACCTTCGGAGGGAATTTAGGTTTAATTTCGTTCATGCAAACCAAACTTCCATATCTCAGATCACTCATGATTCTTCCCTTCCTTAAACTTCCTCTTCAATTCCTCTTGGAACGCAGGACTAACCACGAACTTCATAGTCATCCCAGCAGGTACTTCATAATCCTTTCCCGTAAGCCCAGAAGTCATAACCCTTGGTTTGCTGTACTTCGGAGCGAATGAACCAAAGCCTGTGAGGGTTACTTGAGTTCCTTCAAGCATCAGTCCCTCGATAGTCCTTTGAAAGATATCCAAGAAGTCTTGACATTCATAAATGGTGTACATCTTATCAGATGTTTCAGACATTGCTCGTGCAAGGTCTTTAGCGTAGATTTTATTGGTCATTTACCTTGTCCTTTAATAGCATTAAGTTCAGACTTCGTTCCGTCCATGCAAACTACAAACTCATCACCGTCCCCGAATGCTACAATTTCTGCGATATTTTCCGGTGATTTACAAAATACAACAGACCTGTGCAAGTCATAATTATTCACCTTTTGATATAAACAACCAGACAGAAATAGGCTGCTGGCAAGAATTAGTGCAAGTTTAGTTTTCAATTACAATCTCCATTCCGTGTAGGATTAGGTTAACGTTTCCGTTTTCTTGCTCGTACTCTTTCTTAAAGTAAAGATACTGCTTGGCATACTCTACAAGACAATCTAGTTGTTCTTGCGTCATTTGGATACGGTTGGGCTTCTTTCCTGTGACTTGCTCATAACGTTCTGCCAGTTCCGAAGCCTCTTGGAACAACTCCAAGGCGTTTGGTTTTTCGTAATAGACTTTCATTCTTGCACTCCTTTATTACTGCTCACGTAATCTCCTGAATCAATCACTTCAATTGTACCATCATTCCCTTTAAGTTGCTCTGCAAAGCTTGCAAAAGTACTAGCCATAATAGCACTCATTCTTTCTGAACTCTTATGCAGCATGTAAGTACTTCCAGAATCTTGCAAGGATTCGTAATGCTCTCCCTTGTCTTCAAATGTGACAATCCCCGAAGATAGCTTCCAAGAAGCACCATAGAGATAACTCCCAGACCAGCCTGCTAGAACCTTATAGATCGTTCCATAGTTCTCGGATTGAATCTTAACGATAACCCATGAATCAGGTGTGTATGTACTCATGATTTCACCATTGGGTTACGATGTGCATTGCTTCCACCCTCTTGAAAAGATTCCTCAAGTTCCTTCACGGCTTGCTCAAAGGCTTCCCAGTCGATTTCTTCAACTTGTACTTCATCCCACTGTGAAGGCCAGTAGGTTCCTGAGTCGCTATCAACGTAAGCTGGCATGTAATGCTCTCTAGATACGTTTGTTTTTACAAAAGTATCTTTCTTCCCTCGGAAGAATTCTAGGATGTTTGTTAGCATGTTAGTCCTTTACTTGAAAATTGCAGTATACACCAAGAACTTCAAGAAGTCAAATCTTCTTGATCTCAACACCTGATTGTTGCAAATATTCAACACCACTCAAATCGCGGTAGTCGTTTCGGTAAAACACAGAGCGTACCCCGGCTTCTTTAATTCTCAACGAACACATCTTGCATGGTGCATGTGTCACCAGCATGATTGAATCATCAGTAGTCTCATTAGAGTGCAACATACGACTTAAACAGGCTTCTTCTGCGTGCCTAGTAAACCAAGCAGTTTGACCCGTTTCATCCTCGCATTCGTTAGTCTCCCACCCTGGGTATGTCCCATTGATTCCGATAGCCAAGATAGACCCTCGCTTAACAAGCATTGCAGCAACTTTTAGTCGTTGTGCTTCTGAAGTCTCCGCAAAGCGAAGGGTCATGTCCATCATGGCTTGTAGATACTTATTTTTCACAAAACCTCCTTAACCCACCCGTTCGGTGATGTGTATTCCAAAATCTTTACTCCCCATGTCTTAATCATTTCTTTACAAACAGGACAAGGTGCTGCCAGAGCCTGTTCTCCTTGGTTGTCGTAACGCTCTACTGTAAGTCTATATGGAACCTTATCCTTACAACGTACCAAAGCTAACCCTTCTGCGTGCCAATAGAGTTTATCCGGAAGTCCAGCTTTCTCTGCAAAATGACTCATGATAGTGCTGGTCTTAGTGTATGAGTTTTCTCCTACTGAAATAACTCTTTTTCTCTTATCGTAGCACTTCGCAAGGATGTGGTAGCGTTTACGACTCATCTAATCCTCCGTCAAAATCTTCCTAATACAAGGCAAAGAGTACATCTTCACCTTCTCCAGCATTTCAAAATGCTTCCGTGCGTTCTCTTCGCACTTGAAGTACTTGTGTCCCCAATCGAATCCACTTGCATCTATTAGATAAACAACCCACATGGTTAGTCCTTTACAATCAAATTAAGACTACTAACCTCTTTAGCAAGCAAGGAATTAATCTCTCGCTGCATTCCATTCAAATGTACCTGAGCACTCTGAAATGCTACTACATTGTCTTGCCATTTCAGCATTTTCTCGTTTTGATTTCCTAGTGTAATTACCCTCCAGACCAGAAGAGCAATCAAGATTCCTTGGATGATTAGAATTGTTTCCATGTTAGCTTTGTGCAAAGTTACCAGCAATCTCTTCGCAGACAAGAATCAGACTATCTGCTGCTCGCGCTTCTTCTTTACTTAATTCAGAAAGGTTCCCATCAATATCGCACAGTGCATCAAGACAATCTTTAAGATCGCGCAAAGTGTTTTGGAATCGGCAATAACTCATGTTACTCATTTAAACCTCCTATAATCAATTATCACTGTATCCTGCTACCTACCCCTTACCTCAGCATTTAACATACCTTCTAGGGGCTATTAAGGGCCTTCCCGAGCCTTTAACCCCGAGCAGCAATCTTATGCTTCAAGCGATATTGCAAAGCAGAGAGCTTTTTGAGTTTTGCTTTGATTTCCCGGTGCTCTCGGAAAAGCATATTCCGCATTTCATCCCCTACAGGATAGCTCAAGGCTTCTTCTTTGATCTCCTTGCGTACTTGTTCATGAGTTCGGATGTACTGAGCCATCATGTGTTGAAGCATTTGAAGTTCAGTTTGACTCAGCATTTGGTCTTGGTAGATGACCTCAACTTCATCATTAAAAACTTCACCTACAGATTGGTTATTAAAGAAACCAAACAAAGACTTAAACATAATTACTCCTTAATCAAATTCACGGTTATAAAACTCCTGTGCAAACACAGAAGTGCTCTCATCAATCTTCATACCTAAAGCCTTCAGCATTTTGTTCTTTACTGCTGAGTTAGGAATACGAATGCAATCAGGAGGGTTGAATCCTAGCATGATTCCTACTTCTGCCACAGCACCACTACGGCAAAGACCAGCAAAGCAATGCACAATTACATTCATGTGTTGCTCTTTTGCACGTTGCAATGCATTAGCAATCTCTTGTGCTTGCAAGTCCGTACAAGCTGTAGGGCCATCCAGAACATCATCGAATTTAAATTGTAGAACTTCTTTGAAATTGTACTTTGGTGTCGGGAAAGTATCAAAGAAATCCACGATTTGAATCAGCATGGAGTTTTCACCTGCATCTGCATGGTGTCCAGTGATGATATCAGACCTACTAGCGTTTTGAATAAAGTTGTTCATGCATTTTCTTTCTTTTCGTAATAGCGTTGACAAGCCTCAAGACCAGCAATAAATCCTTGCCAAGCTGCATCGTTCAAAGCTGCTCTGATTGCAGAAGAGTTAGTTAGATTATAGTTGTCAAAAATTTCTTCTGCAATAACTCTCTGTTGTGTATGAGAAAAGAGGCTCATTAGCATAGTTTCATCTATGGAGTTCATCTTTATTCCAATTCAGATATCATTTCATAGCAGTCTTTAATTAACTTTTTAGTGTAATCACTCCCCCACTCTTCAAAACTTCGCATAGTATTGGCATTGTACCAAGCACTATACTCTCGATCCCAAAGTTCAGATGCACATTCACTCAAAAGTTTAATTAGTTTTTCTTTATTCATTAAATTACTCCTTTGATTTAAAACAAGGCATTCCATTTTTCATCCCTGAGCAAAAATTCCAACTCCTCCGTGTTAGCCATCCGACTAAGCAAAGGCCCAGCTTGGTCGGCTAGTTCTTGTTCTTCTGGTTGCATTCTAACGAAGGGGTTGTGCTTTGCAATGGTGCGGGAGAATTCAAGAGCATCAGCAAGGGTGATGCGACTAGGTAGAGCTTGGGACAGGGTCATTCCATACTCCGTGCTTTAAGCATTGCGTGATGCTTCATGTGGTGCGCGTGACAAAGCCACTTCACTGCGAGCGGCTCAGAGTAGTCATCGTGGTGGGCGTGTATGCGAACCGTATCCCCACATATTTCACACGGCAATCTGACTAGCGTGCCATTTCGCAGTGCCGTCTGAACGTATTGGTGTGCGGCCTTTTTTTTTTTCTGGATGATTCGCTCGCCATGCAGAAGTCGCTGCAGCGCGGTTGCTCGAAATTCGAGCGTGATAAGCGTTGTTGTTCTTCCGCTTTCTTTCTCGGTGCCTTGCTGCTGACTCAACAGATGCTTTGCTTCTGCATGGCTTGCACCAATAACCTTGCCTACTGTTGTGGCTAACGCCGAACTCTGTTGGCGTACCGCATTTCGTACAGTTTTTAATCATTTCGACTGCCTCACGCGAAGCATGGCGTCTGCCATCTTGTAGGCCGTGATAGCACAAGCATCAAAATCACTTATAAGTGCAAACTGCCCTGTCACTGGGTGAGGTGCAAGCACTGATGAAATAGTCTTAGCTGCAAAATAGTCACGAATGGTGATACCCATATGTTGTACTGCTACAAATCCTGTCTGCTGATTGAGTTCATCAACAGGAAAATCTGGTTGATTATTATGTGTTGTCATATCAAATCCTTTCGTGTGTTGTTGCGATGAAGATAATTATGCAGGAAGTTCAGGAGGGTGTCAAGCGACAACCCCCAGGTTTAGCGTTTATTGTCAAGGGATTTGTTCTACATCCTCTTCGTCTACCCAATCCAAGTCTTCGCAGTTGTCTTGTTGCTCTTGTGTCAAAGAATCCCAAGCTAGCTTACGAGCTTCTTTCTGCGTAGCTGCAACCTGTTGAACTTCAAAGCCCCATGGAAGGACTGCATAGATAAACTTTTTCATACTGGACTCCTTTGTATCAAAAGAAAGCTAGAGTGTACACCAAAACTTCTACTTCGCAAGTACGTACTCTTACGTACTAGGGTTTGTACTTATGTAGAACTACGTAACCTACAGAATTCACTTGCAATCACAAGTCCTTGGGTGTACAATAGACAGTAACGATGAAGTTTTGGTTCTAGGGTACGATGGAGTTCGTACTACACATGCAGTTCACCAAGTCTCTGCTGGACAACAACAACAAAACATGGCGTGACCCATAGCCTATATCTACGTGACTGCAGCACCGGCTGTCTACAAAGCGTAGGGTTTAAGAGTAATCTTAACAGTTTGTAGCAAGCTTTCAGAAACCTCAAAGGATGAAAAAGTTTGAAGTAGCTCAAAGTACCTTTAACCTTAGATGCAGAGATGCACGCTAGGGAAGGGTACTGCTACTTCTAAATTTCCTAAAGGATAAGGATTTATAAGATATAGATATAAGAATAATTAAAGATATACATACGTTAACCTCCTATGGCACCTAAGCTGTAGGAGGTTTTTCTTTGTCTGTCCTCTTCTAGTCCTAACCATGGCAGACAAGTTCAGAGAACGCTTCAAGATTGATTGCCCTGTACCTATGAGTATTAAGTGGAAGAACACTCCAAGAGTGGTTCGCTAGGAAGGGGTGTTGACAAGAGTGTAGTAGAGAAGAAGATTGCAATGTAGTGTTGTTTTCTTACACTACTTATGCAAAAGTACCTAGACTTTCAAACTTTCTGTTGTCAGCACGAAGAAATCTGCTACAGTAGAGGCTTCTTAAACAACTTTAGGAGTAAACCATGTACCACCTCCGCAAACACCGCTGTATGTACTACATCTTCTTCGCAGACAAGCAAATCTCTCAAGGTGCGTATAAGCAACAGGCTGAGAAAGAACTTGTGAAAATTGTGCAAGAGTGCTACACTCAGTACTTCTAAACAAACGAAAGGAAACAAAATGACATACGCAACTGACATGGGCTTTGAGGTTGGTAAGTTGTATCGTGTGGTGTCTACTGAGCACGCTTCCCAAATCTACTCTACCGACATGATCGTTCGTTTTGAAAAAGATGATGGGACTGATAATCCTTATTTTAGTTATGTGTCTGGACCTAAGAATACGTACACAGATGATTATGCTAATTTTTGTATTACTCTGGGTAATCTTGCGCCTACAGTAACCGTAAAGACCTACGAAGTTGAGGAACTTCTCCTCTTGTACATCCAGCAGCAGTATCCTGATGACAAGGTGCTGAAGGCTTTGGTAGAAAGTCTGTGATGCAAATCCTAGACTACAACCTAGTCCTCACCTGCCAATGCTGCCCTGAACAGTACGATGTGTTTGACGCAGAAGGAAAGCAATCTGGATACATTCGACTTCGTGGTGGAAACTTTAAAGCGTACTATCCAGATGTAGGTGAGGAACTTGTGTTCTATCATTGTTTTGAAGGCGACCAATTTAAGGGAATGTTTGACAATGATGAAGAACGAGAATTCTTCTTGACAGAAGCTGTGAAAGCGTTGCACAATAAGATTAAACTTGAAAAGGAGTAAGTCATGAAAGTAACCAAAACCTCAACCCAACCAGCCTTTCAACCTATCGAACTCAAGATTACGATTGAAAGCCAAGAGGAACTGCATGATCTTCTTGTATTTAGTTCCCTGTCCTCTGAGATTCGTGGAGTGCTTTCTAATGTTTGTTTAGACTATGACAGCGCTACTACTCTAAAACGCTTGTTGGACGATATTGGAGAATGCCTCTAAAACGTCTTTAAAGGCACCTAGAAGCCCCTTAAAGCATTGGACTAAGGGGTAGGTAGCCTAATGAGGCTAGAATGGCTTAAAACGGCTTTAAATTGATTTGAAAGGAAACCTATGACTAAAATCTTTATGGTAGAAATGTCCATCAAAGTTGCTGTAGCTGCTGATGATGAAGATCATGCATATGAACTTGCTGATCGGTATATGTTCCGTGATGCTGTTGGTGACTCTCCTGATGAGTCACTGCTTGTTGATGTGCTGAAAGAAATCAAGCATGTAGATGAACTGATAAAGTACGATTGGGATGGGAAGTGCATCCCTTATGGAGACACTGACGGAAATACACGAATTGAGGAGATTTTGAAGTGAAAAAGACCCAACAGAAAACTCATCGCATCACCTTCCAAGAGAAAACCCCTAAAGGTTTTGTGAATAAATCCTTTGACACCTACAAAGATCATGTAGAATTTCACTTGTCTCAGATGAAAAAGAGTCCTGATGTTATCAGGGGTGTTAGTTTTCGTAGTATTTAAGTAAAGGAGCAATACAGTGATTAAAATCCAATACTATTCAACAAACCTGTGGTAGAATGCAAAGCGAAGGCGAAGCCTAGCGATAAGCCAGCACTGCAACGGATTGGGTTGCATTACTAAGACAATTGGAACTAATGAACGAGGAGGTTGACTATTGAAAGAAAAGAAGCGTAACTATGGCGTTGTCCCAACGAGACAAGCAGAAGGAGAGGACTTCTTTTATTACGTAGGAAAAGACGATGAGGTTGAAGTCCTAGAAGTTTTGGGAGTATCCTCTGGATACGAGCATTCGTTGGGGTATAATCAAAAACAGAGCGGTTATCTTGAAGAAGATAGTCGGGTTAGTAAGTTTTGGTAATCTAAAAGAAGGAGTTAATATGAAAGTTCAAAAAGTACTAGATGAAGCTTTTGATGAAGAGTTTGGCATCTGCAAAATTGTTCATTTGCCTTCGGTGGTTGCTCTCAGTCAAGACCTGATGCGCAGTGTTCCTGATGAGTTTGAATCGTTTCTGGATGATGCTTACGGCTCTCGAAATCACCACAGTACAGCAGTTTTGCTCTCGTACTTCAAACAGTCGAATGATACAACTTCTGAAGATGAGGATGAAGCTGAGGACTACATTCAAGAGAATGACCTAGAGAACTTGCAACTCCTCGCTGGTTCGTACACCCTACTTGAAGAATGTCAGTTCCTTGTGCAATTTCGTACTAACAAGCGTACTTACCACAAAGACAAGAATTCTTGGAGTTCATCTGCTGGTTGGTATTGCACTCAATGGATTGCTGCTCCTACGATTGCGAAAGCATGGGCAATGGGTCTGAAGTGGGCTAAGGAAATGCACAAGGAAGATTTTAACGAAACCGCAAAGGAACAATAATGCAAGTAAAATTCGGAGAATTTAACGCCGTGCAAAACGAAGATATCCAACAAATCCACCCTGATGAAATCGCAGGGTATTTAATCAAACGAAGCCCTACAAATAAGGCACTTTTCAATGTGTTCGCAGTGGACGATAACTATGAGCCTTTGTTTTGTGTAGAATGTGATCTTAGTCTTGAGGAAGCACAACAGAAAGTAGACGCTGTGAATAAGGAGTATTTTCCTGTAGTTCCGACTGAAACAGAGTTGGTAGAGATTCAGCTTGAGAATGAACAACGTATTTTTAGTGCAGCGAAGTAAATGAAAACTAACGAAACCCTCTCTGGCTTTGTCCCTACTCGTTCTTTGATTGGTTCTGGTAAAGATGAGCAACCCTATAAGGAAAAGAGCAAAGATAAATCCAAGAAGAAAGACTATTCAAAAGAACGTTCGCGTAAACGGGGGGAGAATAGTTATGATTAAATCTTTTTGTAGAGTAATTCTTTGCTTTATTATCGCTGCCGCATATGTAACTTTAGTTAACGTTGCTTTCTTGTTTGGTAAGGTTATAGGTACACTCCTACCGCTGATTGTGTTGATTGCGTTTTTGACGTATTTGGAGAACAAGTATCATGGATAGTCTTATAAAAGAAATCATTTGTGATAAACTGAAGTTCATTGAGAAGGAAGTAACTCCAGAAAACTACAATAAGCTATCCGAGACTATATTGCAATTTTACCATGATATTGTGAACGGAAGTACCTCTGCCCTTGAAGATTATTACCTTCACATCAAAGGTAACGAGCAATACAATCTAGGGTATTCGGCAGGCTATGAACAACGAGAGTCTGAATACCAATCAGAACAGTGCGACAATGAACAGTACGGGTGGGAAAGAGGATACCGCCAAGGGTATTCTGATGCAATTCAAAAGAAGGAAAGTCTGATATGAGCAGTAAGCAACTTCCCGTAAAGGAACTTGACGTCATTGAAATTCTCCCAGGTTGTCCCTTCCCCGGTCTTGTGTATTCCAAAGGAATCGTCCGAGAGTCTTTGAGTTTCATATCCTGTGTGGTAGAATTCCCTGCGGATAAGCGAAGTAAAGACGGGGCTTTGATGGAGACTTTCCAAGGACGTTACTGGTGCATCCCTTGGAAGTATCTCCGGGTTGTTGAGAGTGCTTATGATGATAAGGTCTGCGAACTCATGGAAGAACTTCAATCTCTTGAGGATGACTTGATGATTGCTAGAAGTTGTCTGGTATACTCCGAAGAGATGCGAGAGATTCAGTACGAGCAGATTAAAAAGTTAGTACAGGATATAGACATGCTCAAAGCAGAGTTGTATCATCTGAAGTTCAATGGTAATTAAGAAAGGAAATCAACATGGGTTACTGCACAACATACACCTTGAGAACAACTCAAGGCTATGACAACCAAGAGGAGATTGAAGAAAAACTGCAGAAAATCTCTGGTTACTCTATTGAGTTTGGTTGGAACGATGCTTGCAAATGGTATGATCATGAACAAGACATGAAGGAACTCAGCAAAATCTACCCAGAGACTACATTCCTTCTTGGAGGAGAAGGTGAAGACTCTGAAGATATCTGGCGAAAGTACTTCAAGAATGGTAAGATGCAGGTATGCAAAGCGGAGATTGTATTCCCTGCTTTTGATGAATCGAAACTTGTTTGAGAGGAAATTGAGATGAAAGAGAACAACGAAGTTGTGAGCGTCTTGAAAGACACCAAGAAACTTAACGCAGGGATTGCTTTGCTCTGTTTGGAAAATATGCAACAATCAGGTCTTCTGTCTGAAGAGGAATTTAACACTATCGCTAAACAGTGTGAACGTCTAGAAGGTCTTCCTCTTTATAATGAATCCGATAACGAGCAAGATAAGACAATTGCCTCATATGCAATTAGTACTATCGAAGAATACCTCAAAGAACAAGGAGTTTAAAATGAAGCAATTCAAAGAAGGTCAGATTGTAAAAGCAACAGAAAGTACATACTACCTCGAAGTAGGAGAGATTGCAGAAGTAAAGTTTACTGAAGGCAACCCTGAACTTTGTCTTGTATTTTACGAAGGAACAGATCGTGAGAGTAAGTGGCCCTGCAGTGAAACCTCTCCTGAGTTCTTTGACTTCTACGAAAAGGTAAGATATGACTAAGCACTGTAAGGGTTGTATGTACTATGCTGCTGATCTAAGGAAAGTCAATGGTTCTAAAAAGCCCAACGAATGGTGTTGTATTCGTGGTGGCACAATCAACATCGGATGGTGCAAGCAGCACAATGCAAAGAAAACACAGAAAGAGACAAAGTAAGTGGATAACATTGACCAAGCAAAACTTATCATCTACGTCATGACCACATCCATCATGAAGATCAATCCGCAGTACTTCAGTATTGAATCTCTTGCAGCAATCGGGAGGAATGAAGTACAATTGCTGAAGAATCTTAGCGAAGTGCTAGACGAGGACTTGACGCTGAATGAGTTGATTATTAACGTATTTGATAAAGAAAGGTTTCATTGATGACTACAACAACTAAAGACATTACAGAATACCTAGATGTTAAAGGTATTGATTACAATCCAATTCGTTTCAGTGCATTGTTGTCTCAGTTGGATTGGGAACAACTTGAGGATTTGTTGAATATTATTAAAGACAGTTACGAAGAAGGCCAGGCACTTTGGTAATGCGTAAATTTCAAATTTCTTGGTTGATTTTCATTTTTATTCTCGGAACTTCATTCCCCTCCTTTCTGTCTATTCCTTCAAAGAGTAGAGAGTCCGGAGGGGTTGTTGTATCTGAGTATCATAATAAAGAACTTCTTTGTTTAAAATCAGTCTTGTGGCATGAGGCCAGGGGCGAGCCAGAAGAAGGCATCCGAGCAGTAATGTCTGTAATCTACAACAGAAAGAAAGCCAAAGGTTATCCCAGTACCTTCTGTGGTGTTATACTCCAGCACAAGCAATTCAGTGCTTTTAACTCAGACAAGAGCCTAGCTACAAAGCCTTTAAAGCCCATTAGAGAGCTTGACAAAGAAGCGTACCGTAAGGTATCATCTGTTGCACAGGAAGCTGTCCAAGGGGTTTTTAAGCCTGTTCTTGATGAAGATGTGTTGCACTATGCTCACACGAAAGTAAAGAATAAGTGGACAAGGCGATTTGAGCGTGTTAAAGTCATTCATCAGCATGTTTTTTATAAGGAGATTTAATTATGCAAGAGAGCAACAGTATTGCGAACGCTAACAAGTTTACACCACAACCCGGCGACAAGATCATCTGCAATAACGGCGAGGAGTTTATTTGCTGTACGTTGGGATTTTTGCAAGAAAATATTGCTAAATTTATCAGTAGTGATAAACCGATCTTGGGTTTTTTGAAATATAAACACAACAACATATGGCAAGATTGGGACGAACATGGGAATGCTTCTTACGATAACGACAATGATTACTGCATCCGAGAAGTAATCCCTCAGAACTCGGAAGTTACTGCTGACAAGAAGGAAGAAGTCAAGGAAGAGCCTCGTTATGCTTTGCAAGAGATTAAAGAGGCTTGGGATGCTTCTGGTTGGGGTACAGCTACCTCTTCGTGGGGTGCTTTCCAGAAGAATCTTATGAAGATCAGTTCACCGGAGTATCAAGAATATCTTCGATTGAAGGCTATTTATGAATGACTACTTGAACAAGGAGACATTATGAATAAAGAACGCTACTGCGAAATCCGCTGTAAGTCCTTGGAGGATATCCGAGATACCTGCACACGTCATATCAAGAATACGCAATTGCAGTTACTTGGCTGTATTGACGCAGAAGACCTTACGGATACTGATGCCTTCTATCTTGATATGCAAGAGAGAATGTGGCATGATTTGCTTGAGGACGTTACTGCAATGCTGAAGGGCGGAGAATGAACCGTAAAGACATTATCACCCTAGCAGAAAAACTAGGATTACTCTATCCTGAGCCTATGTCATCTTCGGACTACTCATCACCAGCACATCAGAGATTTATTTCTAAGCTGGAGAAGTTCGCTGAGGAGTGCTATGAGCAAGGTTCTGAAGATGGTTATAAAGAAGCAATCGAAAAGGAACGAGGATGACTGAAGAAGAAATTATCAAAATCTGGAACTCAATTCCGCCTCAAGGTGATCCTACAGGTAATAAATTTGCTGTAAAGTTTGCAGAAGATATTGAAAAGAAAATCGTACAAGATCAAGAAGATGAATTAGAATCTGCAATCCGAGGATTAGTTGAACTCAGTGAAAGGAATTACGATGCGAAAGAATGATCTGATTGTAAAACTACAGGCTATTAAAGGTAATCCCGAAGTTGTTCTATGGAATGGTTTTGCAGGGGACTACCAGCATCTTGCGCAGCCAACTGAAGGGGATTTGGTGAAGCAGACCTTCGAGAACTACCTAGAAATGTGCAGACTGGAAGACGCAAGAGATTCTAGAAATTGGGATTTGCAATTAACAGAAGAGACTATTCAAGAATTAAAAAGTTATTACAAGAAGTTTACTTATGAGCACAATAATTACGTCACACAAGAAGACATAAAAGAAGGAAGATACAAAAGTAAACGAGTAATCTATATCTCCGCTAAATTAAGAGGAGAAACTTCCTATGGTCGGGGAGGAAACTTACATTATTAAAAATCAAATTTCTTGTAGCAAAAGCTAAAAGTACCTTGGATTTTAAAGGAGAACACAATGCAGCACTTTGACAATTTACATCAGTACTACAATGAAGAAGACTTTGATGAAGAGCATTATCACTTCAAACATGAAGTAAAATCTCACTACGAAGAAGAACTCAAGCAGTTTTATTTTCCTTATGATGACTATCACGGAGAAGAGCAGGAATTGTTTACAACGATTGAATGCATCTGGAAGGTAGTTCCTCCTGATCCCACCACATGGGCATCAGACGTAGATTTCTACGGGTACTGCGAACTTACATCTTGGAAGGTCATTTCCGTAGAGAACGCTCAAGGAGATGAGGTTGAACCTGAAAAGGTCTTGACAGCAGAACAACTTGAGAGATACAATGCAGATATGTTGAATTTTATTGAGGAGTGAATGTGATTTGTACTTTCAAAAAAGATACAGCACCAACTGGGCTTGCAAGAGTAGGATGGGCAGCAGGGTGCGATGTGAAGTTCAAGAAACTAATTTGTGGAAGAATTTACCCACCAAACAACTGGCTTAAGGAAAGTCAGTACAAACTGGCACTCCAAGTAAAAGATGGAGATACTTGGAAGTGGGTTACTTTGAAAGCTAGATTTAACTCACTAAACGAGGCCAAGGCGTGGTGTAATGCTAATTGGAATCAGATCATGCAGAAGTTTGAATTGCATTTTAGGGAGGAATAAACATGAAATTTGCATTCAATCACAACGACTACGTAACCGTTATATTGACTAAAGAAGGTGCGGAGTTTCTTTCTTATAAAATGAAGGAATTCTATGATGCTTATCCTAAACTTCCAAGACGTAGAGAAGTATTCAAGGAAGGTGAAGTTTACAGAACGCAGTTCTGGAGTCTAATTGCAGATTTCCATGAAGCAATGCAACTTGGAGTACAATCTCCTTTCAGGGGCGGTAACATTACGGTTGAGAGCAGCCTAGAAGGCTAAGGCTACGCCTTGTAGTCTAGAAAATTGAATAATTTTAGGAGAAATTGAAAATGGAAATCCAAAAAGCAAAAGAACTTCGTGATCAACTGCAAGAAGATATCTTGAGGCTTATTCAGAAGTTTGAAGATGAGACTGAAACGCATGTTGATTACGTGAGTCTAGATTCTGCGCAATTCTTACAAAATCCTTTACCTAATACAGTAAAGGTTGAGGTGGAATTTAGGTTATGAAGGATTTTGTAGCATTTCTTGGGCTGAGTTCAAATATTGTGTAGGGCATTGAAAATCGTAGGTCAAAGTCAAATTTCTTGGTGGAAATGCTATCCAAGGTCTTGATTTCATTGCAGTTTCGGTATAAACTAGGGCTTTCATCAATTATGCCGAAAGGGAGTAGCTCTGCTACGAGCGCCCTTAAAGGCTAGTAAAGGAGCATTCTGTATGTCAAAGAGCAAGAAGTTCGTGTACAAAGAAGGTGTCACCAAGAAGCATGAAGTGCTCAAGGAGGCTATGAAGTATCTTAGTCCTATTGAGATAGATGTCCCCACAAAGAAATCAAAGCAGTTTGAGTTTGTTTGTCAGTGCATTAATAAAACAATTAATGGAAATGCTTTAGACTTTAATGATAAATCAGGTTTGATTGAAAAGATTGAAGAACGTCTTGACTCTGAAACAACGTTTAATGCATGGCTTTTTCGTAAGCACAATGTTTCATACGAAGACCAAACAAATAATGAAGGACGCAAGCTACAGGCTACAAGACTTGCTTGGATGCAAAGTATGTACGAAGAATTCCTTCAGAAAGATGAATAAGGATAAACTATGAAAGAGAGTAACGCTGTTATGATCGCTAAAACTAAACAAATTACACCAGAAGTACTAGAAGAAGCTATCGAGTGGCTTGATACTGAGCGTTTCATCTGCCATGCTCTTCCAGCAGCTATGAGTGGTCATCCATATGCTAGCAGACTATGTAAACAAGATGATGTTGAAGCTGCTGAGAATTTTCTACTTCCTTTGTTTAAACGGGATGGTATTCCTACAAGTGGTAGTTGGGAAGTAAATTATAAGACTCTCTTTCACACGCCCTGAATACCTCCGCAAGATCGCTCAAGAACTTCGTGAAGGTAAGATTAGTGCTTAATGAAAATCCCTTGAAATACTTCTTCTTGATTGAGGAAATATTCAAGGGCCTAAAGGTCATTTCGTAAACAAAGTTTACTCAAGGGATTTCTTGTTTTGAAAAACCTTATTGCCCGAAATAAATTTGTTTGGTTATAGAATTGAACCACAAAACCTCACACTCCGAAAATTCCTACACAGGCTAAAGATTTGAAACATTAATAGGCTACAAAATAAAAACCCTCACATCTCTCTGAAAATCAAAAACCCACGTACCCCTGTAGAATTGAAGTGGTATAGAGAACCCCGGAAAATCCGGGAATTAATCGGGAAGATAATACTATAGCATTATCTCGGGATAATCGAGGTAATCTTATTGCTTTGATTATCTGCTTTGCATTATCCCTTGGGTTATCGGATTATCGCCAGCACCGCAGAGCATCAGGCCGTGCTAGAACGGCCTACAACGCGCGAAAAGATTGAGGGTGAGTGGTAGTATAGGGTGAGATCAGATCGGGGCTTCTAGGGGCTTTAAATCAATTCTATGCTTTGCTGTACGTAGGGTTACGTACTAGGGTTTACCCTGTTGTAAGGGCTGCAGGAAACTATGCTAAGATAGGGGCATCAATCAACAGGAGCTAAGACTATGACAATCGCACAAAGTACCACAATTCAAGCCTATCAATTACACAAGGGAGGTACGCCATCCCGCATGGCAATTCTTCGTATGGTTGCAGCCGATAGCGTGAACAATCGCAACCCAGCAACACGGTTGCAGTCTGGTGACTGGCGCGGGGCTCGTCATTGGACATTGGGCAACTATGCAGCCGCGTACTGTAGCGGGGTCAATCAGGGCGCTGGCAATTGGTACAGCCACGGGGGCGAGCAATTCCGCAACGAGCGCGATGCATGCGAAGTGCTGCGTATGCGTCATACGGGATGGTACACTGATAGCTATCAAGATGGTTTGGCAATTGGCATTGTCGCCAGTCTCCCGCATGGCCGGTTTATCGCGGGTTATCGGTGGACTGATAACGATGAACGGGTTTATTTTGATGATGTTTTCACCAATGAAGACGATGCCGCACATATGGCAGACGAACATGCGCGCGTTTTTGCCGAGCACTGCCGGGATAGCGAAGAAACCGAAGAGTGAGTATAAACCCCCAGACTATGATGCAGGGGTTGTGTTATAGTCTAGGCATTGTTTAATCAATAGGAAAAGCACCATGCACATCATCTGGAAAACGGCTAAGATCAACAATAGAAACCTACGTTACTGGTCAGACGATGGCGGCGTATCATGGTACTGGATCGGGTCACGTAAACCTTAACTTTAGGAGAATCAACCATGCCAACAAAAGCACAAATTGAAACCATCACAAAGCACTACCTGATCGCTATGCTCTGGACAATACCCGTGGATGATGATTGTGAGAATCCAGGCGATGATATTGCATTGGGTGAATTGCCGCAAGAAACCATTCAGCAAGCTACTAATGATATAGAGACATTCGTGTCAGCTTGCGGGGTTCTTTTTGAAATGGCGATGCAATGCTACGATGATGGGTACGGCCATCACCCAGACGCGGGAAGCGCCGAAGCAGCCTTCGGGCATGATTTCGCATTGACCCGTAACGGGTACGTCGCAGGCTTTTGGGATCGTGACAATGAAGGATTGCCACGGGTACTGGGCGAAGCTCTAACACGGGTTTGTGAGGGTTTCCCTGAGCGCAACCTATACATAGGCGATGACGGCAGGGCTTATTTTGACTAAGGGTTTATCCCTAGGAATTATTTTCGTTTGTGGTAACCAAACAACACTTTTATCTATACAATAGAACTCAGAGCAGCACAAAAGGTTTACCCCGACGATACTGGGGTAACGCAAGGGAACAAGATGTTCAACCGCCTAGCTACTCTAAAGTATGATAAGATCAAGGCATCAAACGGAGAATCACAATGCGAAGTGAACTTAAAGCGAATCAAGCCCTTGCAGATTATAATGAAAAAGAGTATGCTATGCGCATGGAATGGCAAAAGGTACTGGCAGCACCAACAAAGCCCCGGCAGGCAAAGCCGGTAAAACTGGGGTTCTTTTCTCGAATCTTTAAAAGGGTATAAAATGGTACAGACTGACATTCACTGGGAAGTTACCGATACATACGGTGGCGAAGCTAACTATTCTTGGGTAAAACGTGGTAAGGTAGAGTGCAAGCCAGGGGAGGATTATTCTGATCTTGCTGCAGTACGTAGGGCAAAGAAAAGCGCAGGGTTGGAGAATGTACGCTGCAAAAAAGAAAATTACGGGGATATGATTATTCTTCGACCCTACGGGCAGTGTGTTGTAATGTTTATTAATTTTTATTCTCATGGAAGTGCATCATAATGAATCAACGTCAAAAGAACGATCGCGACAATTACGGGCCACGCAATCAAGGCAAACCATCCCGTCAGCGCAAAGAAGCACGGGAAAACAAACGTTATCAGGGGTAATATTATGAAGACATTTATTCAGTTTTATAGATTATCTACTGGATATATTCAAGGTACCATCCCGCCAAAATTCGATAAAGCGCACCAAAAACCAATTGAAGCACTAGGAAGCGATGGCGTGTTATTTGTAGATGGCAGATGGAGTAAAAGCACCCAGCACGAAAAAGCGCGAGAATACGCAAAGGTAAGGGGCTTCATTGGGTATACACTAGGGCACAGACTAGGGGATTATTCAGGCCGTAGTTATGCAGATCAGATGATTAAAGTTTAATTCTATCAAGGAGTAATTACCATGAATCAAGTTTACAAGTCTTTCAAGGGCACAGCACGCGAATTTATCGCCGCAGGTGTGACAATCAACGGTAAAGAAATCAATCAGCCGGGCTTATCCCTTATGGCACAATATGGAGTTGCAAAGATTGTCGGAGAAGTCCCACGCCCTGAAGGGAAGAAGGGGCACCCTGAGAAAATCTATGCAATCAACGGTAAAGCTGGGTTGCGGGTGGAATATAAGGAGACTCCGAAGGAATCGACGCAAAGCCGCGAAGAAGTGAAGGAGTTTGTATCGGCTTAAATTTTCTTCCCATTGGGTTCTGATTTTATGTTAGAATCCTCTGGAAAGTGAATTTTTTAACCCCGCTAACTAAATTGGAGTAGCAAAAATGGCCCGTAACCCTTTCAAGAATCCACAATTTTTTCGCAATGCTCAGGGTGAAGTCTACGAGAGCTATAACGGTCAGCCATGGCAATCTGACGACGTTGTCGTATCCCGTAAGGATGGCGAAGTAGCGCAAAAAGAACAAGCAAAGCAGCACCTACGTAAATTGTTGAAGCCTGGGCAGACGGTTTACACAATTTTGCGCCATCGTAGCTCCTCGGGTATGTCACGCAGTATTTCCCTAGTGATCCCCACAAAGGATGGCATTCAATCATTGGATTATTGGATCGCACAAGCACAGGGAGAATCTACGGATCAAAAAAACGGAGGCCTTAAAGTTTCAGGCTGTGGGATGGACATGGGTTTCCATCTGGTGTATAACCTGGGGCGCATGCTGTGGCCTAACGGTACAAAGAAGCCGCACGGAACCCGTAACGGTCAGCCCGATAAAGACGGAGGGTATTCCCTGAAACACCAATGGCTTTAAGGTGCTAACCTATGCCTAGGCTCAAAAAACGATGTATTGCATTAGGGTACGCCCTGGGATGCCTGGGGTATACTTTGATCGTAGGGTTCAGCCCTTGGATTTTGATTGTATGGTTTTTGTTCTTTAGGAAATAAGGGTTTTCACCTAGCGTATTGCTTCGGTAGTATGCTAGAATAAGAACATCTTATCAAGGAGTGAAGAAAATGATGGATCAATTTGTTATCTGGGAATTACGGGGCGTCAGGTATCTATGCTTGCGAGTAGATGATTCATGCTTTCTTGAAACAATCAAGCGTATTTGAGGAGTAAATAAAGTGAACAAGTTGGAAATTATCGAAAATGGGTCTAAGCGCGTGATTAACTCTTATTTTCGAGCTAATGATGATTCACACAAGTGGCCTATCTGCAGTAAGTTTGACGCTACGGAGCGTGCAATCCGTAGGCTCAGGGGGCAATATCCGCAAGGTGGCCTAGAATACTTCTTGGCTCTTGAAGATGAAATTTCCCGTATCGTTAACGCTGCAGTTTAAACTATCATGACAATCATCCTCTGGTCGGTTTCTTTCTTGTGCTTAGTCGTCGCTGCTATAACAGGCATTGGGGCAAGCATTGGAGCATTACAAACGGAATGGTTCGCGGTGTGTTTGTTTTGTGTTGCTGGGATGTTCTCAGCGGCAGAGTACGCGGACAAAAACAACTGATTGAAAGCAAAGCATGTTCAAATTTATCAATCGTATCTTGTTCGGTGGTACTTACAAAGTCGTCCACATTGACAGCACTACAGGTAAGCGCAAGGTGTTCTGGTGCTGCACATGGCAGGATGCTATTGAGTGGGTAGCGTGCGCCTGTAATGATGATCGGGTTACTGTGACGGATACGGCAGGGTTTGTACTGGCTGCACGCGAAGCGTAAGCGGTAAAGCTGGCAGTGAGAGGGTAAGGGTTTGTACCTAGAATTGTTACACTTTAGTTTGTTCTATAGTCCGGAATGAGAGTATAATTAAAGGCATAGACACTAAGGAGCTAGCATGAAAGTAGTAAAGCAGAGCATAGTAGACTGGACAGTGGAGGTAGAGGGTAAGACAGTAGCATGGATCAGGAAAGAAAAAGATGGGCTAGGTTACAAACTAGAATATAAAGCAGGCAGTCAGACAGTAAGTGAATTTTACTTTAACTTCAAAGAAGCAAAAGAAGCCGCAAAGACACTATAAAGAATCAGCCCGGACTAACCTCCGGGTTTTCTTTTGTTTATCTTTTAATGACTGACCAGTCAGTAATTTGGGCTTAACTCTCACAAGTGGCCTAGCTATTGTTTCCCCCTCAATTATCTCACCCTCGCATAATTCACCGGCTCGACCCTATAACCCCCACCAATCCATCGCCGGCATGAAAACATGAGACACCATCGAGGATGATCTGGCGTATCGTATGCTACTAGATACATGACCTATTATGTTAAATGAGTCATCATGGGGCATCGTATCGGCTGAAACATGCACCCTCCAGCATCGTTTTATCGGTGGCGCAGGGATAATAATATCGTGCAGATATTTTGGAATCTCAGGGAATAGGGAATGGGGGTTGGTCGATCTGCATCAAACCCTTCGGCCAATCTGCAATGATATTTAGGCTGCTTTTCCTTGCTCTATAACAACAATACAATAACAATGTAATAATTCTAAAAGGTATATTCCAATACAAAGCACAAAAGCCCCGTAGAAGCCTTTTATAGCCTCTAGGAGCGATTTTAATCCGAAGGTAATACCCAAGGTAGTCTAGATATTTGAGTGCCTTAAAACTCGTTTAAAGAGGTCCGTGATATTTACCTCTGGTACAAAGAAAAAGAGCACCCGAAGGTGCCCTAGTTGTACTTCTAAATTTTAGAAAACACATTCACAAGGTTTATTGTCTTGTTCTTCTTTTTCCATTTGCTTTTCGTACTCCTTGACCGAAGCCCTTGCAATCTTCCAGAAGGTTTGGTGAACGATATGCTCAGTGGTAGGCACACCAATATCATTCGTAGAAAAGACTGTACGGTCTTCTTGATTGAAAGCTAAAGGGTAACCTGTCTTATACCCCTGAGCACCAAGGATACCTGTTCTACGCTGAATACGTGCAGTTTCATTAGCATCGAATCCATAGTAGATTACACAATCCTTTTCAGGGAAGTTCTCCTGTAGGTACTTCATGAAAGGTTCTGTCTTGAGCCTAGAAGTGCAGAGTTCAGTACCCGAACCTACCTTAAAAGCTGCTGCATCTACCACTACATCAAATTGATCTGGTAGTTCTTCTGCAGGTAAGCCTTTGATATTTGCATAAGTAATTTCCATACCAAGATATTCAGCTACTTCTTTTTTGAAGCGTTTGATATCTGCATTCTCAACCCAAGCTGAGATATCGTGGTTAAGAAGTACACAATTCTCTTTTCCGTATTTACCTACGATTTCGATAGCTACTAAAGCAGAGCTATGTCCGCCAGAATAACAAATAATATGCTTAGTCATTTATTTCCTTTCGTCATAGTCTCTTACTGCTGCATTAGCTAGTTCTACAGCTTGTCTTGAATTATACTTGCTTCTCTTCTGCTCTAAGTACACATCTGTCCACAATTTGTCTCTTACTGGATCAGAAGGAATGTCTTCAATATGAACCCATTCACCTTCTGGTGATGCTTCCATTTCTCCGTCTATAGAATTTAGCTTAAACCTTTTCATGATTCTCCTTTCAAAATTAGATTATAACACAAAACTTACATAGAAACACTATAGTTGTGTAAACACAACAGTATATTCAAGACGTTCCGACAGGAATGTTGTTATGTTCACCAAACACAAACGTTCACTCACTCTGAACACAAAGAATCACTGAACTCAAAGAAACCTTAACTCAAAGAAACATTTATAATCACTTGATTTCTTAAAATTTTAGTTATAGTCTTACTAAAATACTTATAAACTAAGTACTTTGCACTAAATCAATTACAGTAGAAGTTTAGTACACAAAAGAAAAGCTACCATAAAGGTAGCCTTCTGATTATGCTTTAGCAATCCTTTCCTGAGATATCTTAAAGTATCCTTCATCTTTCTCAATACCAATGAAGTTTCTATTTGTGTTTACACAGGCTACACCAGTAGTTCCTGAACCCATAAAAGGATCAAGAATAACCTGACCTTCGAGTGAAGAATTAGTTATAAGTTTTTGAGTAATATCTAACGGTTTTTGGGTAATGTGTAACTTACCATCTTTTGCTTTAGGCATGGTAACATTAAACCAATCTCTAGAAGTGTAATCATTTATTGGTTTTGCCTCTCCTTTGCGTAAAAACAAGATTAATTCTGTCTGCTTATAGTACCATCTATTAGGCATACCAGTATCTTTTATCATGGTTAGCACATTGTGAAGTTTAAAGCCTACACTAGTTGCACTATTTAAGATATCTTGAAGGGATATTGTATTTGTAAATACATATAAATGCGTCTTATTATTCAGTTTATCATAACAAAGTTTTAACCAGTCTCTAAAATCTGGAATATCACCATCGAATACATTTGAACCCATATTATTTGGCATCCAGTTAGGTCTACAACTTTTTCCACGTTTAGTCATACGGTAAGGAGGGTCAGTCAACACAAGATCAATTGATTTATCAGGAATACCTTTCATAACTTCAAGGCAATCACCTTGGTATAGTTGGATATTAGAAGTCAATTAAGTTTCCTTTCTTTAGTTTCGGGTTAATTATTAGGAGTCATCAACACATCAATAGTGCTTTCTTGCTCACCTTCTTTGTTTCGCATATCTTTCCTACTTTCATGCTTCCAGATTACTTCCCAACCTTCAGGGACATTACAAAGATATTCTGACACTACAACATCATGACCTTTAGCCTTCATGTCTTTGCACCAAGAATAAAAAGAAGAATGATCAAATGAACCCGTACTGTACTTTGTGGTATCTTTGTATGGTATATCACAATACACTAAAGAATTACTGGGTATGTTTACTTCAGAGTAGTTAAGATTAAAGAACTGCACATCTTTCATGTTCTGGTGTTTCTTCAGCAAGGTATTCTTAGCATTCAAAGCGTAATTCCTACCTTCGCCACCTCTAGCATACCCACTAAAGTATATACCACTGAAGCTACAACCAAAACCAATAAAAGCCTTGAGATGATCTTCAGCTTGCTTTGCTTGTTTGTAGTCTTCTTCAGTAACAACTGAAGGTGGAACCCACCCTTGCTGCACAGCTTTATGTAAAGCAATAAGTTCTTTGTGAAAGTCATTAGCAATCCTGTTAGGTGCTTTGATTGCACTAATGATATTACAACTTCCACAGAATAGATCAACAAAGGTATCTTTGTCTTTCAGTCTTTCTTGTAGTACAGGTACAAGATGTTTAGCTATACGTACTTTACCTCCCATATATCGCATAAGTTTCCTTTCTTTAATAAATCTTAGTAATCTTACCAGCAATCTCTTGTAGATTAGCAAGCATACCTGCAGAGCAGCCACAACGCCTGATGGCCTTCGGCCAGCGGGGCTGTCCTCAGCGTGGTTGCGTCCTTGCGCCTATTTCTTCTGACTTAGGATTAAGCCTTAATACCTTATCTGCTAAGGTTTGTCCTTGTAAGCACACAACAATCAAGTCTTCTAGTACTGATTGAATGTGCCTTGGAGATGCGTTAGAGATAGCTTTAGGGTCTAGTTTAGAGATAGAATCTGTGATAGATGGATTGTTTAGTTTAAGCATAGGGTTACTTTCAAATATTTTTCATCACTTCTTTGAACTGATCACCTGTAATATCATCCACAATAAAACTCCCTGTCTTTCTTGGATTGCAAAAACGATATACTTCATCTTTTAACTCACGGAAGTTAGTTACACCGTGCAAAATGAGCAATACAGGGAAGGTTACTACCACTACAACTTTGAGAGCAATAGTAGGTGTTTGTTCGACACGTATATTCCAATCGTTAGCAAAATAATCATACTTATACCATAAAGACCTCCATACTGTACGTTTTCTGTACTTAAACACTGAATTGTGTAAAGACTTCGGGACATTAATTTTCTTGTACCCTTTTGTAAGAGGATTGAAGTATTCGTAATTCATAAGTTTCCTTTCTTTAATTTCAAGGTTCAACGAAGGCTGTAAAAGATGCTTAGTGTACACGATTTCACCCTGTCATGCAAGTATGAAGAGGATGTTTCTTTGGGAGAAACCTTCAAAGAAGGGTTCGACTAAGTGTAGAACACAAAGATTAGGTGCTGAAGGTGAAGTCTCTTCCTAAGAAACTTTTACCCTCAGAACTTTACCGGTAAAGTATTTAATATATATATAAGGATACTTTGCTCAAAAACTTTACCGTAGTACTCACTAACTTAGTGATTTATCAATTTCAGCCTTAACTTCCTGAAGCCATTTGATGACTGTAGGCTTACTTTTACCAAGTTCGTCTGCAAGTTCTTGCCTAGTAAGTTCTGGCTTTTCTAAACTCAACTTGTATGCTTCAATCTTCTTCTGGTCTAGTCCTAAAGTTTTTAGAGCTTCAAACTTAGATTCAAAGTCCATCATAGCACTACCAAGTTGATTGAACTTCTCTTCATTTTCAATCTGAGATAACTCAAGTCTAGCTAGACGTTCTTCTGTTTGTTTCTGCCTTGCTTCAAGATCAGATAACCTTTTAGCCTTAGCTAAGTCCCCGAGGTAAGCACTGGGCTTCTTCTTGTGTCTTTGACTTCTCAAGTCCAATCCTCCTTGTTCCTTTAAGACTACGATACCTTCTTGCACAACTTCATCTGAGGATACTTTCTTGTGCAGATTGTATATCTGCTTGTGCTTCTTGTCCTGAAAGAAATCCTGTTCTTCTTGGTCGAAGTCCTTGTAAGGTTCATCATTGATATTTTCTGAAGTTATTTCTGATTGCATAATACTCCTTGCTGCTTTAGTTGTCAAAGTTATGAGCTTTTGTGCAGACTCAGGATCGGACATACTCAAGCAAATACTTTTCTTTTCTTGCTCAAGCCTTCTTTGCTCCTTGAAGATTTCTCCTAGTCTTCTTTTCTGCTCTAGAAGAACTTCGTCATCTCCTTTCTTTGGAGATAGGATTACAATCTCTTCTTCTGTTAGTCCAGCTAGGTAATCATACTCCATGTCTTTCCTCCAGCAAGTCCTGCAGTGCATCAGGAAGTTGAAGGTTCAGTTTTGCACGAGTACAAGCTACGTATAGTAGGTTGATTTCCTGCTCTGGCATATCCAGTACATTCTTACTTCCGAACTTGAAGTCATTTGCTACAACTACGTTATCAAATTCAAGACCCTTGGACTTGTGTGCAGTAGTTAAGATGATATCAGGATTGGTGCATTCTTCAATGCTTTCAAGTCTTTGAATAAACTTCTCAACATCAGGTCGAAGGGAAATATCAATCAACCTCTTGATTTCTACCGATTCTTGTGCAAAGTCCAAAAGGTCTTTCCAATCTGTAAATCTAGAGATAGAGTCATGATAGGGTTTCTTTCCTTGGCGTAAGTTAATAACTGATTTTAGTTGTCGGATGAAATCAGCAATATTTACCTCTGCTTTAATCTTCTTACCTTGCGCAATCAAATCCTCTGCTGTAGTCAACAAAGCTACGTTTGTTCTGAAGATCATTGTGTACCTTGGCATATCTTCTACGTAAGTAATCAAAGAAGGAATCTCCGAATAACCCTTTACTTCTACATCATCCTTAGAAAGAATCATTTCTGCTACGTCAGCAATAGCTTCTCCGTACCTCCAGCTTTGGCTAAGGTGCATAGTAGGTGCTTCAATCTTCTTCATTGCATTTACAGCCCCACGGAACCCATAAATACTCTGGTACTGATCCCCCACGTAGAGAACCTTACAGGTCTGCTGCTCAAGTACATGCAATACACAAGCATTGATATCCTGTGATTCATCTACGTACACAATATCGTAGTTTATCTTGGGATTACTTAGGCTCCACAGTTTCATGTAAGTGTCATGTGTGCAGTATGCTTGGCTTGTGGGGTTGGTTCTTTCCTGCCAGATTAGCTTTGCAAGGTTAACCAGCACTCTTCCGAAATACGTACTGTCAAAGTTGTGATTCTTTTCCAAATCCTTAATGTCTTGATAGTGCAAGTCAAGATGTGAAATAGAAGGTCTTGCGCTAAAGCAGAAACGATCTACAACATCTCGTGAAAGCGAAGCAATAGTTCGTGCAGATATAGGGGGAACTGCTGCTGTGAAGTCCTCTAGCTGATACGCTTCTACGATATCTTTGATTGACCGCAGGGTGTTAACCTTCGGGTTCTTGTTTGGGTTTAGTTTGTGCTGAAGCGGTTTTCCAAACTCAGCAAATGCAAGACTGTTGATTGTTCGGCAAGAAACATGCTTAGGAAAGCGCCTAGAAGCCTCATCAGCAATACTTTTATTGAAAGAAAGTAGTAGGCTAGGGATTTGGTTTGCTTCGGCTAGAAGTTCTAGTGTGCTGGTCTTCCCCGATCCAGCAACAGCGTTGACCTTCAGAACACGAGTATTCTTGAAAGATTCTAGGATATCTAATTGTTGTTTTGTCGGTGTAAATTTAGATGACATGAAAGTCCTTTATCTTAGTTAATGAATTTTTGTATTGTGCGTTAGTTTAGGTTTGTTTACATTTTGTTCTCCTTTGTGTAAGTCTTCCCCGATCCCGGCAGGGCATCTAGTACTTCAATTTGTTGTGTCACTTATTTCCTTTCAATATCTCTAGCATACTTCATCAAATCATCAGGACAAATATCATCCTCCGGTAGTGTATAAGTCCTGATTACTTCTTCACTCGGTACTATACCTCTTTCTCTTGCATATAGCAAACTACAAAGTCTTTTCCAAGCGGAGTCTCTGTTCTTGTGTTGACTTCTATGTTCTGAACAAATAGCTCTAATACCTGTAGGTATGTGTGTAAGAGCTACTGCATTACTTCTATATGTTCCGTAGAGCATTTATTCCTTTCTAAGTATTTCATTATATTCCACAATCCTATCTGACCCAAAGCAGTCAATACCTTTCTCGTAGTAGTCCTTCCACTTCCCGGTGTAGTAAAACATCTCTTTGCATTGAGTACACTGGAACCTACCCGTACTAATTTCCAAGTAAGTCCATTCATACCCTGAAGGGTCAACCAATCCCTCTCCGTAGAATTCGTCTGCCACGTATGGTGCTTTATATACCCATTGTTGGTGCGTGCAATTGTTCATATCAAATCAACCCCATCATAAGTGCAGTTTCATACGCTTCTTCATAGCCCTCTGCTTGAATAATAAAATAATCATCAGACATAAAACTCAAAGGTTCTTCTGTGATTGTACCGTCAGGGTACACGTAGTAACTCATACCTTTTCTCCTTTCAAATAAAACTCTTACCAATCAAGTTATTTCATACTAACACCTTGCCAAAATGTACTTTCCATGCTATAATAACCTTTATAGACGTTCAGAAAAGAACTACTTCATCTAACCTCAATCCTACCACGAAAGGAAACCTATGTCAACCCATAAAGAAACCCGCCTTGTTCATTGCTACGACCCTGTAGCGTTTGTAATCGCTGTTGAGCAAGGTGTCAAGGATGGCTTCAGCCTAGACCTTGTGACTCCAGAGCACTACCCGCAACAGATTGGTTTCCAGTTCATTTGCACGATGGTAAAGGATGCAGAACAAGAAGTCAAGAAGCCTCAGAAAGAAGTTCTGACAATCAAGGTTGATGCTTCTGAAGTTCAAGCAGTTGTAGACAAGGCTGTAGAAGAGGTTAAAACCCTAGTAGAAGCACACGAAGCACAGCAGACTGCCGAAGGTACTGAGAAGCAAACTGACGCTGTTGTAGAGGCTCCTAAGAAGGCAGGGCGCCCAGCTAAGGGTAAGTAAGTTTTAACACAAAGTAAAGGAGAATACTTTTGACAACAGCACGTAAGGTTACACGAAAGAAGAAGGAGGGCGGTAGCCCTGTGGTGTCAGAGAAGTTTGCTGAGATTCGAGCACAACGTGTTTTTGACCTCAAACCAAAGACTGAAAATCAGGCAAAAGCCCTGAAACTTCTCAAGGAGAAGAAAGTTACAGTGCTACGAGGAAGCAGTGGTTCGGGTAAGAGTTATCTTGCTTGTATTCATGCTGCCAATGAGTACTTGAAGGGTAACGTAAAGAAGATTGTTCTGATTCGCCCTTATGAGATGGTTGCCCGAACAATTGGCCTGCGGCCCGGAAGCGCCGAAGATAAGCTTCGTCCCCTCATGCAGAGCATGTTGCAGTACCTTGAGTTGGTATTTGGTAAGGCAGAACTTGAGGCAAAGATTGCATCAGGCACTGTGGTTCTTGAGGCGTTGGAAGATTGCCGTGGTCGCTCTTATGAAAACTCGTGGATTATTTGCGATGAGGCACAGAATATTGATTCACACGGTATGAAGGCCCTTGTTACTCGCTTGAACGAAAACAGTAAGATTTGCTTTTGTGGCGACGGTAAGCAAAAGGATACAAAAGCTGACTCGGGTATTGATAGCTTGTGCAACATCATCAATAAAGTTCGTAAGGAAACTCCAGCATACCTTAATGAACGAGACATGTGGGAAGCCAACAACAACTTTGGTGTAGTTACTTTTACTCATGATGATGTGGTACGATCTGGTTTCACAGCCTTGATGGTCAAGGTAATTGATAACGATTGGAGTTAATGGAAAATGCCAAGAAAAATTGATTTTAATATTGGTGATACTTACGGTGATTTGACGATTGCTGCTGTTGGAGAGAAGTCTAAGTACGCCGGTATGAATACAAGGAAATGTATCTGTTACTGTTCTTGTGGTGGTGTAAGAGAAACTCACCTACATGCTCTTCATAAAGGTAAGGTTAAAGTATGCGAAAGTCGGCATCACAAGATTGGTAGTAATCATCCATTGTACGCCCACGGCAAGACTTACACAAAAGTACACAAGGCATGGGCGCACATTAAGGAAAGGTGTTTTAACCCAAACGCAGAAGCATTTCAGAAATACGGTGCAAAAGGCATCACAATGTGTCCAGAACTGAGGGATTCTTTTGAGAAGTTTTACGAAGAGATGGGAGATGCACCAAGTCCAAAACACAGTATTGACCGAATAGACCATACTAAAGGCTATTTTCGTGGAAACATGCGCTGGGCGACAAGTAAACAACAATCTACGAACAGAGGTAAACAGAAGAACAATAGCTCTGGTAAGACTGGTGTTGTTATTAGGTGGACTGGAAATCCGAACCATTCGACCTACGTTTGTGCAATTTGGAAGGAACTAGATGGTACTAAAGCTCAAAAGGCATTTAATGTAAACAAACTTGGAGTTATGGTTGCTTTTAGAGATGCTGCTATTTACCGAGACAATAAAATTGCCCAATTGAACGAGCAGGGTGCGGAATACACGCCTAACCACGGCTACAACTAAAGGAGAATTTATGAACAAGAAAACACTAGGTCGTAACGACTCAGACGATGATTTTACAATGAGCATGCGATCTGAGCCTCTTGGATATACCGTTAAGAGCCAACAACTGAACAATTTTAGTGTTCACATTACAGGAGATATTCGTGATGCAGAATACTATACAAAAATCTTTGAGTTGTGCCTTGATGCTGGGGAAAACGATATTATCAACTTCTTCATTGCATCAAATGGTGGAGATTTGGACGGATTGAATGTTCTTTTGGAAGGTATTCGCCTTACAGATGCACATGTCTGTGCAATTCTTATCGGGCCTGCACACAGTGCAGCAAGTATCCTTGCTTTGAACTGCCACGATATTGTAGTAACAAACTCGGCCACAATGCTTACACACAATATTCGAACTGGTTTTGGTGGTAAGATTGCTGACTTGGAGGCGTTTACTAACTTCAGTAGAAAGATTAGCAATAAGTTGATTAAGGATACCTATGAGGCATTTTTAAATCCAACGGAACTTCAAGAAGTCCTTCACGGAAAAGAATTATGGCTTGATGCTGAACAAATTCGTGAACGACTTCAAGCACGAATGGAGTTTCTGATGGGGGAGAAGGAACCAGAACCCCAACCCAAGAAACCCTCCCGTAAGAAGAAGGAACCCTCTCAGGCATGAACAAGCAATCTCTAGAGCGACTAAAAGAGCTTCTGGAGTACAACCCTGAGACTGGTAAGGTGACTATAAAGAAATCCCAAAGAACGCTTACCGCAGATCAGGATGGAATTGTAGTCATCTTTGATTCTAAAGCCAAGCCCAAAACTAGAAAATATAAACTAGAACGCATTGCGTACTACTTGGCTTTTTCTATTGTACCAAGGGAAGATCAAAAGGTTCTTCACAAGAATCTTGACTCAGAAGACAATAGAATCCAAAATCTTTCTCTTGTGTCTAGAAGTGTTTTCAGGCAAATCAAAGAAGCGCATAGAAATCTTGATGGAGGAATTCACCTAGTACCTCATGCTACGGATCAATTTGCTTATATCTTGAAGTGGTTTGAGAGCGGTATCGAGAAGAGTAAGATTATTCAAGATATTGTCATAGCTAGGAGACAGCAATTGAAATTACAGTTGAAGTACAGTAAGATTTTGACTAAGTTCTGTGTGTTCGACAACTGAATTTGAGTATAATATCAATATTGACTAGACTTTTTAGGAATTTGATGTTATAATCAAGATTACTTATAAGAGAATTCAAGCTTTACTTAAGTCCAATGACCTCCTGAAGTTACCCTCTGGGTCTTTAATCTCCTTTCAACTCAGGTTTACGGTACTTCAATACTCCTTCTAATGGGCCACTGAGTAAAGCGAAATCGTCTGTGTTCGCCTTGAATGCAAGGTCTACGGCAGAGTCGGAGCCGTTACCGACATATCTTTCAACTATAACAATAATAACAAACACTATGGCTACTTGCACATCCTGCCAAGGATACTACAGAAAGTCTCCTTACAACGAATCTACGCAATGCGATGATTGCGTTTACACTGTAGATGTTCCTCTGTTTGATGAGGAAGATTCTGTTGAGGTGGAGCATTTGCTGAATCCTACCGGAAAAACACCGGCAAGGTTTAATGAATAACATTTAGAACACCTACCTTAGGGTGCCGTTATGGTTCCAGCCAGCACTCGCCACAGTGTTGCAGGCGTCATAACTTGGTTAATCTGTTGCGCCGGGATTGATAACGCCGGTAAGGGCTTGTAATGAGCCGCTAGCATCTCCGCATTCTAGTAAGCGGAACATATTTCATTTAGCCCGCAGAGACGGGCTTTTAGTATTTGGAGGACGCACATGGTATTTAAGAAACGCTCAGAAAATGGCGGTCAAATACATGAGGACATTAACGTAAAAGGGCGTCCTCTGAAGAAAGACCAGAAAACCTTGACCCGCCGTGAAGCTAAGGATAAGGAAATGCTTACCCTTGCTCGTAAACTCAAGCCGGGGGCACAAGTAGCTTTGAAAGAAGCCTTGAAGATTTTGAATAATGAAAAGGCGAGTGAAGCTGCGAAGTTGAAGGCTGCTGAGATTTATTTGAAGTACTTTCATTTGACGGTTGATAAGTTGTATCAGCCTTCTGGTGCGGATGAACTGCCGGAAGACCAAATGAAGGTTGAGGACGTGCAGCCGGATAACAGGCCGGTGTTTAGTTTGAAAATTATAAATAACGAAGAAGAACAATAAAGGATATTATGGATGAACAAATGATTCTTGCTCCAGCAAGTGTACCACAAGAGCAGTTCTTGGCGTCAACATCGACCATCACGCTCTACGCTGGGGCGCAAGGCGCAGGTAAGACATTTGCTGTTGTCCTAAACATGGTTAAGTTTGCAGCAATGAAAAATTCCACCATCGTGTGTTTTCGTAGAACGATGGGTGAAATGAAGGACGCCGGGGGTATCTGGCAAGAAGCTGTACCTATTTTCCGTAAGATGTTTCCAGATTGTAAGGTTAGAATGAACGAGTTGGAGATTTATGTCCCCTCTACTAATTCTTATCTTAAGTTTAAATCCTTACAGCACCCCTCTGATGTAGACAAGGCCCTTGGTGCCCAATACTCAGCGATTTTCTTCGATGAGGCCACCACCTTCCCCTTTGAAACTTACATTCTTCCGCTGCTAGGGCGTTTACGTAGCGCAAAAACGAATTATGCACCCCAGATGTTCTGGAGTACCAATCCAAAATTCGATCATGGTATCTATCATTGGATTAAGGACTTTTATCTAGATGAATATGGTATTCCTCTTAAAGAGAAGTCTAATATTGAACGATGGTTTGTTATTCAGAATGATAAGCCACTCTGGTTTGAGACTAAAGAAGACGCTTTAGCCTACTGTGATACCATCCCAATGGCGGGCGGCCACAAGGTCATTCCACGCTCGTTCCGATCTATCCGTGCTCACGTAACGGACAATCTGCCATTGCTTAAAGCAAACCCTGAGTATCTGTCTAACTTGCAAGGTTATCCTACAATTCGTAGGCGAATCATGCTTGACGGTTCTTGGGTGGCTAAAGAAGAAGAATCGGGGTACTTTAAAAGAGAATGGTGTGATGTTTTACTTTATCCGCCAGACAATCCAAGAAAGAAAGTTCGTGTTTGGGATCAAAGCTCAAGCTTACCGAGCACCGCCCAACCTGACCCTGATTGGACAAGAGGTAGTCTAGTCAGCAAAGACGCAAATAGTTTTTATACTGTTGAAGATATTAAGAGCTTGAGGGATAGGCCTCATAAGGTTGAAGAGTTAATAATTAATACAGCCAAAGAAGATGGTGTAGGCGTAACAATTGTTCTTGCCGTTGATCCGGGAGCCGCAGGTGTGGCTTACGCTAACTCCATGAAGGCCCGATTAGCTGAAATGGGGTTTTACGTAAAACTAGTAAAAACTCAAAAATCTAAACTGACACGATTTTTACCTTTCTCTTCTCTAGCAGAAGCTGGAAGAGTGCGATTCGTAAAAGCAGACTGGTTAGAAGAATGCTTTAAAGAATTAGAGGTTTTTACAGGAACGCGCAACGGATTTCACGATGACATTTGTGATACTTTATCTGACGCTGTTTTAGTTCTTAATCAGACTAAGGACATTCCAATCATGACATTGCCAAACCTTACCATGAGTGGGCAACCTTCTTCGTCTTTTTCGACTTCATATAGTCAAGGTAAGACTTCTTTTAGTTTACCAACATTCAATATTAAATAAGGGAGCTTTATGGCTGCAAGAAAGAAAACAGTTACGAAGGCAGTCAGTCCTTTGGATCAACCTGAGCGATTCAGGCTTGGTGAAGTTGGTGCCCTCGCTTTGAGGGTATTTAATGGTGTTACTCAAGACGAACTTCGCAGAGAGTTGAACTGGCCTAATAGTATCACTACCTACAAGCAAATGTCGGATCATAGTGCAATCAATGCCCCATTGACGCTTTTTTCCAACATCATTGCAAAAGCCACTTGGATTTATAAGCCTCCTGAGAATGCAACTGAAGAAGAGAAGAACCAAGTTAAAATCATCAATCAGATGATGGGAGACATGGAGCACTCTTGGGGAGACTTTATCCAAGATGTTTTGAGTTCTAATGTCTTTGGCTTCTGTGTAAACGAAAAGGTCTACCGTAAACGTTATAAAGCTAATGGTAGTATGTACGATGATGGCATTATTGGGTGGAAAAAACTCCCTATCCGAGTTCAAGAAAGTATTTCTAAGTTTATTTTCAGCGAAGATGGAAACGATGTAATTGGAGTGCAGCAAAATCTTTCTGCTATCAATGATATTTATAATCGTTTTAGTCGTAAGAGTAACCTAATCAATATCCCTAGGAGTAAGTTCTTGCTTTTCCGCACTGGGAAACACCGTGGCGATCCGTTTGGTAAGTCTCCTCTTCGTGACGCATATCTTGCTTGGCGATTCCTCACTCAACTTGAAGAGCTTGAAGCACTCGGAGTTGCAAAAGACTTGAATGGTATCCCAGTTCTTAGATTGCCCCCTCAAGTTCTTTCCGCCGATGGAAGTCCTGAGAATCAAGACCAACGACTTTACTTCGAGAATGCGATTCGTAATCTTCAAGTAGGTGAACAGATGGGTATTATCCTGCCTGCGCTGTATGACGAACAAGGCAAGTCTCTCTACGATATTGAACTTTTGTCTACAGACGGTAAGAAGAATTTTGATCTTAATAAGATTAAAGAGTACTATCGTGGTTTGATTTTTATTTCTCTTTTTGCAGACATACTTTTACAAGGGGTTACAAATACAGGTTCTTTTGCTCTTGGTTCTATCAAAAATAGTTTGTCAGGTGCCTATGCGGAACGTCTAATTTCAAATATTGCCGAAGTTATCCAGAACGATTTGATTCGACAAACGTATGAAATTAATTCGTGGCCTACGGATAGAATGGGTAAACTTGATTTTGATAATCTGGATAATACAGACGTAGAGAGCTTGAGTAAGTATTTGCAGCGTGTAGCATCTGTCGGGTTGCTGGAAAAAGACCGTGCCGTTCTTAATGCCGTGCGGCAAGGAATTGGCATTGACCCATTACCTGAAGATTTAGAACCACAGCTTGATTTGATTACCCCTGAAACAAGTCGCGCGAGCGACGGTTTAGCGACGCCATTTGAGGGCACGCGAACATCCGATGGCGGACAGAATGACAACGATGGGAATCTAGACAATGCGGCCTGAAGTTCAAATAAAAAAGGGTTTCACAATCACTCCACAAAACTACTATGTTTATTTGCATGTAAAAGAAGATGACGGCACAGTGTTTTATGTAGGAAAAGGTACGAAACTTCGGTGGTGCGTTTCAAACAGTCGCACAATCCATTGGAAGAATACCGCAAGTAAACATGGAGTGATTTGTCACATTGTAGCTCACAATCTTACAGCCGAGGAAGCTTTGATTTTAGAAAAGAAATTGATTGCTTCCTATGGTAGACAAGATCAGAAAACGGGTTGTTTGGTCAACCTTACTGATGGAGGTGATGGGGTTGTTAACTACGTTTGGACTGAGGCACACCGGAATAAAATCTCTGAAGCTGGACGAGGCAGAAAACACACTGAAGAGTTTAAGAAAATGGTTTCTAAAGTTCATAAGGGTAAGGTCTTGTCGGAAGATACTCGTTCTAAAATCTCTGCGAGCCGTGTGGGCAAGAAGTGGACACCTGCTCAAAGAGAAGCAGGGGAAGATAGACCAAATCCCTTCGGGAGGAAAGTAATCTGTATCAGTACAGGTGATATTTTTCCAAGTGTAGCTAAGGCTGCAAAGCACTTCAACATTGATCCTTCTGCTATCAATAAAGTTTGTTTGGGTAAAATTAAACAAACTAAAACTCTTGTTTTTAAGTATGTTACGGAAGAGCAATCATGAGCACCGCCAAGCTAGTCCCCGTAGCCTCTGGCTACGGGGTTCGCCAACGTCTATGCAGCTTAAACTAAGGATAACAATGCCAACCCCAATCATAGAACTAGAAGCAATCCGAGGGACTGATTTCTCTCAAATCGTAACCCTAGCTGACGACTCTAACGCCCCTGTATCTACTAACAACGCACAAGGGTTGTTCATCCTCAGAACGCATGAAAGAGGTACCATTGTTGTCCAAAAGACGAACTTGAATGGTATTTCTTTCGGAACGTCAAACATGGAGATTCGTCTAACTGAGTCAGAGTTGGATGCAATCAATTATAACACCTTGCATTATGATCTATTCCTACAACTCCAAGGAGACGTAAAGAAGAAAATTGCAAGAGGCCCTTTCTTCTTGGAGTAATGATGATTGTTACTATTCCAGTAAAAGAAGATAAGACTGTGAAACTGCTAGTAGCCAACACATCGTTGGCTGTAGCGGCTACAGCAAATTCTCTCACGTTAGGTCAAGTCAAAGATGTTGATATTTCTCAAGCAGAAGTAGGTGACGTTTTAATGTTTAAGGGCACTAAGTGGGAAGCAGAAAGCCTTGACGGCGGAACATTTAATTAAAAGAGAATAATATGGCACGTTTACAACTTCGCAGAGGTCTAAAGACCAACCTTCCTACCACCGGTATGCTTGCTGGTGAAGCGCACTTTACCACTGACCGTGGCACTTTGCACGTAGCTACTGACCCTACAACTAAACTCCCTGTCGTACCCGCAATTGACGATCTCACTACGCTTGCTTCAGTGGATGGTGCAGCAGACTTGCTCATTATTCACGATGCCTCACAAGCATCTGGTCAGAAAGAAAAGAAGATTACCTTTGATGCTTTTAAGACTGCCCTTAATATTCCTCCAGGTTCAAGCGATGAAAAGGTTGCTGTGGTGGCAGGGGGGACAGCAGGATATTTGTGGGGTACGGACGGAACTAATGGTGTTTTTCGTCTAAACAGCTCCTTGTCGTGGACTAAGGATGCAGGTAATGCGTTTGTGACCCTTGCAGTTGAGACTGTAGACGGAGGCCAATTCTGACAAAGGATTATTATGTCTACGTACATAGGAGAAAAGACAACAATACCGTATTCTATGTTGGTAAAGGCAGAGGGGAACGATGTAAACGTTCCAGAAACTACAAGTCTTGGAAAAATGTTGTAGATCAATCCTGTGGTTTCATTTACGAGATTATCTATAGCAGTCTAGGAGAGGAAGAAGCATTAAAGATAGAAAAAGAATTAATTCTTAATCCTCCGAAAGATTGGGAATTAATCAATAAGTACTCATCAAACACAAAAATAAATCTACAATTAGATTTACTTTCTAGTCAAGTTTATTATGACCCTTCTTCTCCTAGTGGCCTTAGACATTCTTTTACTAAAGGGCCTGTTATTAAAGATGAAATCGCAGGAACTTTGAAAACAGTAAACGGTCGTCCAGAGGCATGGTCTGTCAAAATAAAAGGTAGACTATACACTGCAGCAAGAGTTGTGTGGATTTTACAGCACGGAAGCATAGACGACGATCTAGTAGTTGACCATATAGACAGAAATGTCTCCAATAACGATATCTCAAATCTACGATTAGTGAGCGTTAAAGAGAACAACGCAAATAGGTCCATCGGTAGAAACAATAAAACAGGTGTTAATGGTGTTCAGCATTATTTTCATCAAGGTTTTGAATACTACACAGCCTACGTATCTGTTGACGGTAAATCAAAATTGGTTTATTTTTCTACTAAAAAATTAGGAAAAGAACAAGCATTCTTAGCGGCAGTACAATGCAGGCGAGAGAGTGAACAGAAAGCATCTATATGCCTAGAGTAATTACTAAGAAATCCACGGTAGTAGGTAAAGTACCTCTCCCAGCGGATTTAGAAATTGGTGAACTAGCAGTCAATACTGCTGATAAGAAATTATACACAAAACATAACGATAACAATGTAGTGGCGATAGGTACTTATATTACAATCTCATCTACTGCACCATCTAATCCTCAAGTCAATGATTTGTGGATTCAAATTTAAGAAGGGTTTATATGCAAGTCGGCGATATTGTAAAAGTACTTTCACCTTTTAATGAAACCTATTCGGATACCTATAGCATTACAGATATTGTAATTACTGAAGATAATCAAACTGTCTATATTCTTGGGGAGCTTGGTGCATTTTCTGAAATTTATTTGGAGATTGTATGACGATTACATCAAGAGATGGATTGATTAAAGCCCTTGGAAATAACTCAAGTCGTTTTATTCTTGACAAGGCTAACATTGCCTCTCAAGCTGCCGGGACATATGTCAGTCTATGGAGAGCAACAGGTCAACCAGGGCAAGGTGCGATCCCTGCTGCAACCGCCGTTTGTAACAATACGACACTTGGAGGCATGGGTTTTACTCAGCAAACTTCTCCAGCTACTAGTTATGGTTCATACATGGAAGTTGCTACCAGTAACTCAGCAATGACTGTAGAAATCCATGACCGACTTGCTCACATGGGTGGGTTGAACGGTACGCTAACTACTGCACAAACTGCAAGTCTTGATCTGTCAACATTGGGTGCAACAAATAATATCTCTAATCGAATCGGGGATACGAACTATTCGGACGTTCAATGGTGGCTTGAATGGTACACAGCTACGGGTGCAACTGCAGTTACAGTAACTGTAAACGTCACGTATAACGATGGTACAACTGGAGCACTTACAGGTGCTTCTCTTGCTGCAACCCGTCCTGCTAGTTTTATGCTGTCCTTGAATGCTCTTATTCCTGCCGCTAGTTCTGGTAAGTATATTCGTGCAGTCAATAACGTTACTCTTTCAGCTACTACAGGTACTGCTGGTAGTTTTGGTGTAACAGCTACTCGTCCACGAATGACTCTTGCTGCACCAATTGCAAATATGAAGTTTGTCGCAGATTGGGCACAACTTGGTTTTCCAGAAATCTTTAACGAAGCTTGTCTATTCCCGATTGTCCTTACGAGTACAACCTCTACAGGGACAGTGCGTGGTGGTGGCAAGATTAGTCACGGTTGATCATGGATTTCGCTAATGCAGATATACCTAAAAGCATAGGTACTACATCGTTAGCTTGGGATTTAGTCCAGTTTATGGACGAGGACTTTTTCCCTCCTATTACTCCGCAAGGATCAACTTTAAAGATTTGGAATGGTAGTGCATACGTAGAAGTTACCCTGAAAAGGTATAACGGAACGAGTTGGCAAGATTGTTCTGTTAAGTTATTTAAAGGCTCTGTGTGGGAGTGATTGACGAAAACAGATAATTCACTTGTAATTATTACAAAAGTATGATATAATTGATTTATCTGTTGTCTAGAATTAAAAGAAAGAAAATGGATGACTAAAGAAATTAAACAGGTTTCTGTAGCCAAGTCTTTGAATGAGGAACTCCAGCAAGTTACATACGTAGCTATGAAGCCGGGTGTTGATCTTCATGGGGATATGGTTGACTTGGAAACAATAAGACTTGCTAAAGAGTCTTTTAACAGACAGCTTCGTAAAGCTAATTTAGCCAATCTGTATCATATCTCTAAAACTAATGATTTTGATATCATTGAAAGTTATCTAGCCCCTACGGATATGACTTTGAATGGAAACTTCGTCCAAAAAGGCGAATGGCTCGTTACTCTTTCTGTTACCAACAATACACTTTGGAATATGATTAAAAGCGACGAAATTACTGGAGTAAGCATAGGGGCTATGTGCAACATTGAGGAAATTTAATTGAAAGGAAATGATGGAGCAGTCATACTATAAAGAACAATTTGAAAGAAAAGATTCAAATAGGTTTTATGTTTATATCCATCGTAGACTTTCAGACAATAAGCCTTTTTATGTTGGTAAAGGCTGCGGAATTAGGGCATGGAACCAATCCTCTAGAAGTAATTACTGGAAAAGGGTTGTTGGTAAACACGGTCTTAAAGTTGAAATTGTTTTCGATAACTTGGAAGAACAAGATTCGTTTCAGATAGAAAAAGACACTATTCTTGAATTTCAGTATTTTGGGTATTCTCTTGTAAATCACACATTAGGTGGTGAGGGAGTATCTGGTTATAAGTTTACCGAAGAGCAGCGTTCCAATATGAGTCTTGCTAAAGGTGGAACAGGTCTGTCTAGGTCTCTTAGTAGAGCCACGTCTAAAAGACGAACTAAAGATTCTTGTATTTATAAGTTTACAAGTCTTTCTGGTGAGAGTTGTATTTGTACTAGAAAATCTCTACAAAAAGAGTTTGGACTGAACTCCCGTGACACCCAAACAATTGTCAATGGAAGTCTAAGTAAAGGTTGGTTTTTATTAAAAGATGACGAGACTGTTTTACAAGGAATTACTAGAATTAAGAATAAAGATTCTGGTGTAAATAGTAAAACAGCTACGACTGATATTTATACTTTTGTACACAAAGACACTTGTGAATTATTTGTCGGAACTAGGATGGAACTTGTTACGCAAAAGGGTGTGAACAGAATATCTCTTAGCCAGGTGTTTAATAAGAATAACTCAGCACAGTCTGCACAAGGTTGGGGAGTTTTGAGTAACTCCGAAACTATTGAACAATGTACTGATCGTTTAAAAACATCCAGAAGTAAATCTAAGTCTGACAGCACCGTTTATGGATTTATTCATAAGAGTGGTCTGAGTTTTGAAGGAACTCGGTATGAACTGGCTGAAAAATTTAACATAGATCAGAACCAACTTTGTTCTTTATTCGGAAATAAAAAGAGAAAGACTGTTGCAGGATGGTCATTAAAAGGGTGATATGAACAACACAAATAAGAAAGCCAAACGGGTGCTGAAAAATATTGAGTTTGAAAGCAGTGATACTAGTCATATTGCGTTAGTACATAAAGATCAGGGCGGCCCCGCCTCAGGTGCAGACTATAGACTCGTAATGAAATCGAACAACTTCTCTCCTGAGTTTATCCAAAAGATGCAGGCGATTCAAGTCACGATGACAATCCCAGAATTTTTGGAGAGGTTCTTCATGCTCTGGGAAGAAGATGTTGAATTTCTTTCTCAGTTGCTTGGTTATGTTGAACCCCCTGAAGACGAACAAGCTGAAGCTGTTGATGATTATAACAAGTGGATTGAAGAACGCTTTCAGTCTTTTAGCATTATTAAGTCCCTCCATGAAGCAAAGAGCCTACCAGATGCTCTTTCAAAACTAACAGAACAAGACTATCTTGATGTATTGACCGATCAAGCAGTAATTGAGAAGGCTCTTACCGAATTTACCAAGGGTGCCAAGCCCGAGGCAAATACCTCAGCTAAAAATGTTGAGAAACAAGTTGAGGCGTCTGCCTCGAAAGTCACTAAGAAAAACAAAGGAAAGCAAATGACCCAAACAACTGATATGGTTGAAGCGGACAAACTTGTTGCAGTAGAGAAGGCTCTGGAAGATCAGAAGATCGCACTGGAAAAAGCTCTCGCACAAGTCAAGCAATACGAAAATGAAAAGAAAGAAGCAATTGTAAAGTCCAAGACTGATGCTGTCAAGGCTGTGGTTAAGGACGAAAAGCAAGCTGCTGTGGTTGTGAAGGCTGCTCTGGCACTGGACAACCAAGAAGACTTTGATGCACTGATTGCTGTGTTCAAGAGCATGAATGATCTGCTGGAAAAGTCCGGTCTGTTCCAAGAACAAGGCGTTAGTGCTGAGGCTGCTGAAGACAAGCCCGGTGAAACCAAACTGATGAAGGCTCTGAAGGCTCGTCATCAAGCAAAACAATAATAATTAGGAGAATAAGATGAGTGTAATTTCTACTTCGCTTCACACAATTTCTAACGTTGTCAAGCACGAATATGGTGCTGACTATGCCTACTGCCGTAAGCTGGTGACGGTTAATGATACTGCTGGTACTCTGGCAATCGGAACGGTTCTTGGCAAGGTAACTGCTGACGGCAAGTTCAAGCGTGCGGTGCAAACTGCTATCGATGGTTCTGCTGCTGCTGCTGCTATCGTTGCCTCTGCAAAGACTATCCTCGGTACTACTGACACTCAAGTTCTGGTCTACGTCCGTGGTCCTATGGGTGTGAGCAAGAATGGTCTGGTTTTGGATGCCACCTATGACACTGCTCCTGAAAAGGCTGCTGTTTACGCATCTCTGGAAGACCTCGGTATTCAGTGCCTCGATACCATCTAAGTCTAACTAATAATAAATATAAGGATTAAAAATGCCTCTGTATACTTCTCCTACCAGCAACTTTGAAGTTGTTGATCGCACAAATGAGATTCTAGTTCTTCCGCAGAATTGGACTCTCATGAATGACTCCGGTATGTGGCAAGAGGAATTCCTCACTACCCGTACCGTTACTTTTGAAGAGCGTGGTGGTCACCTCTTTATCGTCAAGGATCAAGTTCCTGGCGCTCCTCCTCAAACCACTGGTAACGACCTGCGTAAGCTGCACAGCTACCCAATGTCGCATCACCCTTTCATGGATGCTCTGCTGCCTCAAGACATTGCTACCGTGCTGCGTCCCGGTGCTCTGGCTCCTGAACTGGATTCCAAGGATCGTGCTCTAATGGTGAAGATGGAACGTATTCGTAAGTCCTACGACCGTACTATTAACTTCGCACGTTTCCGTACTATTGCTAATGGCGATATCTGGGCGCCTAACGGAACTATTAGTGGAAACCTGTACACGGACTTTAATATTACCCGCCAAAACGTTAATTTCGATCTGGCTACGGCTACGACTGATATTATCGACAAATGCCAGCAAGTTATTTCTAACTTCCAGTCACAAGCTACTGAAGGTCAAGAAATTCAACGTGTTGTTGCGTACTGCTCCCCCGGTTTCTTCTCTGCTTTCATTGCTCACCCGAAGGTTCAGGCCGCGTACAATATTTATGCTGTTGCTGCTCCCCAGCAAATCAGCCGTGATCGTGCAGGTGGGATGGGCCTGTATCGCCGTTTCACTTTCTCGAATATCGAATTCATTGAAGTGACTCAGAGCATTGACGGCACTCCTCTGGTTGATACCGACAAGTGCGTGTTTGTTGCAGATGACGGCGATGGTGCTTTCATGACCTATTATGGCCCACCTAACCGCTTCGGCTTTGTGAACACTCCTGCTGTTTCTACGTACATGTGGACGTTCGAGGATCAACGCGGAACTCAAGTTACTATCGAAGCTGAGTCCAATTTTATCAACCTGATGCGTCGCCCAGGATTTGTGAGCGGAGGCTCCAAGGCTTAATAGCAAAATAATCGGACTCTTCGGAGTCCTTTTATCACAACATTTTGACAAGATCAGAGAGTTGTGATAAAGTTTGACTTTAAACAACGGCTAGGCTGATCCCCGAAAAGATTGATACCCCACCAATCCTGCCACTTGTTTTATTGTGGGATTTATTATGGGGAATAAATGTACGAAAATTTAAAATACTGTGTTTATATTCATCGTAGGAAAACAGATAACTCTGTTTTCTATATTGGAAGTGGTAGAGAGTATAGAGCACAAAGCCCTAGTGGACGAACCAGCATTTGGAAGAATGAAGCAGACACTCATGGTTTTATAGTAGAAATACTTGAATCGGATTTATCTAAGGCTGAGTCTTTAGAAAGAGAATTGCACTATTACGATAGTTTTAAAGACAGCAAGAATCTGGTTAATACTAAACCTCCTGCACTTGCTAAATCTTTTGATAAAGAGTTTTTGTCTCAATATGTTTATTATGACGAGACTAGTGAGACATTTTTAAGATGGAATTACACTTCAGATTTAGTGTACGGAAGTCACAGACCTGAAGTAGGAAAAGTTGCAGGAACGCTCGGAAGCAATGTAAACATTTTGAAAGTACCCTATTCAGGTCACAAAGTTGTTTGGGCTTTGCACTACGGAGATATTCCGGCTGATATGGTTATTGACCACATAGATGGTAATCCAAAGAACAACAACATTAACAATCTTAGGATGATTCCGCAAAGTCTTAATTGTAAGAACAGAGGAATGTCTAAGAATAATAAGACAAGTGTTTCTGGTGTAGTACATTACTTACAACCAAAACAGTGTGAATATTTCCGTGCTCAGGTTGCAATTGGAAATGGTAGAAATCAGCAGAAGTATTTTTCTGTCAAGAAATACGGCAAAGAAGAAGCCTTTCGCCTTGCTGTTGAATGGCGTGCAGCCAGAATCAAAGAACTAAACGAACAAGGCGCTGGCTACACCGAACGACACGGTACATGAAGAACGGAGGCTTTGCCTCCTTCTCTCAAAACTCTTTGTAAAACCAGAGGCTTTTGAAAGAACTAAAACAACAAAGGAGCCAAAGTGGCCTTGACAGATATACAAAAACTCCGTGTTGAAGTAGGTGACACGGATGTAAGTTTTCCTATACTTGATGATACCTCGTATGAGTATTTTCTTGAGAAGCATAGTAATAATATAAACAGGGCAGGACTAGACGCTGCCCGAGCAATCTTATTTCAGCTATCCACTAGGAATTCAGAAACTGTAGACGTGTTCTCAGTTAAAAATACCTCTGCTGAATCATATAGACAAGCGCTTTTGCTTTATATCAAAGACCCAAATCTTAATCCTTTATATAAAAATCTAAAGGGATACGTAGGAGGAGTTTCCATCTCCGACATGGAGGCGAATAACGCTGACCTAGATAACAACATCGTAGAGAACCCCGGTAAGACAGAATCCTTGTATCAAACAGGCCCGTTTACCGTAGGCTGGAGGTTCTAAGTGGATTGGGCGATAGGAACGACTACAAGGGCTCTACAACGTCACGGACAGTCTCTACCTTACTCTACCATTACCAGAACGGTTGATCCCATTGAAGGTACCGTTACGGAGGTTCTAACCACATCTACGCTTAGGATTTATCCAAGACCAATGCAAGCTACGCAGTACAACTTTCCAACACTCGTAGGAAAGCAAACCGTGATGTTCTATCTAGCAGCAGATGGTTTGACCTTTACTCCTAAGCCTTCAGATGAGATTACTTATCTAGGTGAAGTGTATAGAGTTAATTCTATCCAAGCGCACACAGCCCACGGAAAGACTGTTCTATATAAGTTGGTCGGAGTAAAAGGATAATGATTTCTGCAGATGTGGCAAAAGTACTAGAAGAATTAAAAGCCTATCACGCAGATACTATCCGCAGAATGGAAAATATGGTAAGAGGCTTCTCTTATATTATCTCCAAAACGGCAATTGAGAATACTCCAATAGGTGATGCTAAAAAATACTTCGATCTATACCAAAGGCGTCTTACAGACGGCAGCGGCCTAAAACCTGAAGCTGGATGGGCAAAAGGTTCTTGGCAAGTAAACGAAACTGGACAATTCAGTATTCAACAGGTTTATTCTGCTGGCGAAGCCTTGAATCTAATCAAAGCTGATCTAGGTAGTTATAAACTTGGTGACACTTTGTACATCGGTAATACTGGTTACTATATTAGATTGCTTGAAAACAATTATAGCTCACAAACAAACGAACTAGGTATTATGCAACCTACTTTGGATAGTATTATGCAGACGTACAAAGTTGATTTACCTAGATTGTATAAAGAAGGATAAGAATGTCAATTATTAAAGCTGAAAAAGCGGTAAGGCGTCACCTTCTTACTTTGTCCCCACAGCTACCAACGGCACTTGAAGCAACCCCTTTTACAGCACCTACAGGAATGTACCAGAGATTGCAGTTTGTTGTCAATCCTCCTACTGATCCAACCTTTGGTAATTATTATCACAGAGAGAACCTTCAAGTTCAGATTTTTGTAGCTGATAAGTTAGATGTAGGAACTACTGGAGCAATTACTAGAGCACAAGCTCTTCGGGATTTGTTTCATAAAGGTCTTACATTAGTAGAGGATGGAGTTCGTATGCACGTTTTGCGTACTCCACAAATTGCCGGTGCAACAGTCGCTGGCGACAGGGTTATTGTTCCTGTACTAATTCCACTTACTGTGGAAATATATCAGGACTAATAATACGCCATCGGCGTGAATGATTAATTTTGCAAAATTAAAATAAGGAAAATAATATGGCTACAATCGCCAAGGGCGTATCGAAAACCGTTGGGTACAAGTTGGAAACTGCTTGGGGCACCCCTGCGGGTGCTTCAGGGGCTAAACTCCTGCGTCGTGTAACTGCGGATTTTAACCTCACAAAAGAAAACTACGAATCCAATGAAATTAATCCCTCCATGCAGACTATCGATAGTCGTCATGGTGTTCGTAGCGTATCGGGTACTCTAGAAGCTGAGCTGTCTCCCGGTACTTACTCTGATTTTATCGGCTCTGTTGTTGCTCGTGATTTTACCGTTGGTGGAACCGCTGCTGCATTGTCTGTAACTATTGCTACTTCTGGTTCGATGTATACTATCACTCGTGCTGCTGGTAGCTGGTTGACAGATGGATTTTATGTAGGTAATATCATTCGTTTGACAGGCGCAGGTCTGAACCCAGCAAACGTAGGTAACAACCTACTGATTGTTGCGTTGACTGCTACTATTGCCACTGTAGTACTGCTTTCTGATACCCCCTTGGTTGCAGAAGGCCCAATCGCATCTGTCGGTGCATCGGTTGTTGGTAAGCATACATACGCTCCATTGACCGGTCATACTGACCAGAGCTATACGATTGAACAATGGTTCTCGGATATTGCCCAATCTGAAGTGTACACTGGCTTGAAGCCATCTTCGGTTTCACTGTCGTTGCCTTCTACTGGTTTGGTTACTGCATCTATCGGATTCTTGGGTAAAGACCTTACGCAGACAGGCACTTCTCAATATTTCACAAGTCCTACGGCAGTTAATACCAAGGGTATTTTTGCAGCCGTTAGCGGTGCTGTTGTTATTAATGGTGTTCCAGTTGCTTTGATTACCAGCATGGACTTGAACATTAATCGTAACCAAGAAGCTGCTACTGTTGTTGGTTCAAACAGTGCTGCTGAAATCTTTGTTGGTCGTATCACGGCCTCAGGTTCGCTTAGCGTGTACTTCCAAGATGCAGCTTTCCGCGATTATTTTGACGATGAGGCTAAGATTAGCATTATTGTTGCATTGACTACCGGTGAAGAAAAGAACGCAGACGCAATGTCTTTTGCAATGGGTAAAGTCAAGGTGAACTCTTCAAATCGTCAAGATACCGAATTGGGCCTCACTCAAACTATGGACTTCCAAGCCCTGCAAAATGATGTTGTTACAGGCGGGCTAGTAGCTTCCACCATTCTTGTACAAGATACTACACTGGTGTGATTGACTTAGTTTAACATTTCTGCTATAATCCCTCTATTGCTTAACGGCTTAGAGGGATTTTTCATTTCTGAAAGGAGTTTTATTTTGGATTTTTATGTGTATCTTCATAAGAAGAAGACGACTGGAGAAGTGTTCTATGTCGGCAAAGGGAGCGGACGTAGAGCATGGCAACATTCTGATAGGAGTAAATATTGGAAAAGGATAGCCATGAAGTACGGATACATTGTTGAAATTGTACAATACAATATTCAAGAGTGGTATGCTTTTGAGTTAGAAAAAGAACTAATTGCGTACTATGGAAGAGAGAACTTAAATGAAGGTACTCTTGTAAATTTCACAGATGGTGGAGAAGGAGTTTCGGGTTATATTTGCTCACCTGAGAGAAAACAGGAAATGAGTAAGCAACGCAAAGGCGAATTACACCCTAATTATAAACCAGAACTCTTGTACTTCTACAACATAGACACAGGTGCTATTGTCTCAGACACAAGGGCAGGATTCAAGAAGTCTTTTCCGGAAGTTTCCGTAAGAGCATTGATTTCTAAGAGTCAACGAAGTTCAAAAAGATGGACTATTCTTGATATTAGTACTGAAGAAGATATAAAGGCTCTTACCACAGGCATATTCAAAGGAGAGAACAATGGGAACTTTGACCATCGGACACATGAGTTGGTGAACATATGGACAGGGGAGACATTTAATGGTACTCGGGTAGAGTTTACCGCGAAATTTAATTTGAAATTGGATATTTTATTTGATGAATCACACAGCACAACTACTGTTAGCGGTTGGTGTCTTGTAGAAAACCTAGCACAAGTGAAGAAGATGTTCGTACACACTGTTCATTTATTTGAATCCACCGATGGTAAAATTTTCAAAGGTACTCATAAAGAATTTATTAAAGAATATGGTTATTCTTTGGAGAACTTATTTAGAAAGAAAAGGCCTGCCAAAGTTTCCAGAGGATGGCGATTGCTTAAACATAAATAATTCTCTTGTAAAATCACTTTATTTGTGATATAATAGTTTTATGCTTTGACATTAAAGTCATTCATCAGAAGCCTCTGTCCGTTATGATCGAGGTCTTTTGTTCATCTATAACCAAAGAAAGGAAATTATAATGGCACTTAATCTGTCTGTTTTGAATGTTAGTGAAGTCAGCGAATCCGGCATTGATATTGAACTTGTCCACCCGGCCACTGGTGAAGGTCTTGATGCATGGGTTCGTGTACGCGGTAAGGATTCCCGTACTGTTCAAAATCACGCTCGTAAAGTTATGAACGACATGCAAAAACGAGAGAAGATTGCAAGGGGTAAGAACAAGGACACTGACCTGAGCATTGAAGAGTTGGAAATGCTTGCGGTCGAGCGTGCAGTGGTGCGTATTATCTCATGGCGTGGTATTGAAGAAGATGGTCAATCTGTTCCATTCACGGTAGAAAACGCTACACGCATCTTGAAGGATAACCCTTGGATTCGAGAACAAGTCCTCGAAAACTCCGACGATTTGACTGGTTTTTTTCGTTGAAGATTTAGATCAAGCTTTACTTTATGCTGAACAGCAGTTCCAAATGTCAGAGATTCAGGCCGACGGGAGGACTCTAAAAGAGAATCTCCTGAACGTGCAGAGGCAGCTAAAGAGAACTCCTAAAGAACTAGAAGAACTCGTAGAACTGCCTGATTGCATGGCCGAATACTGGCATTGGTTTACGAGGCTATCTAATCGTAGACCTTCCGGTATGGGGGTTTCTGCTATCCCCTACTCAGAGATGAAATCTTTCTTTGACCTTCTAGGTATTGAGCCTGAGCCTTATGAGATAGAAGTAATTGAAATGTTTGATAGTGTAGCTATAAAGCATTATCAGAAGCAGCAAGAAAAAGAACGTCAAAAGACTGTTCAGCAAAACAAAAAGAAGTAAAGTTAGCCTCGAAAGAGGCTTTCTTAATGTGCGATTCTTTACGGGATTGCAGATTAAGAATTATTTACTAGTGTAAATAAGACACCGCAAGAAAGACAAGCGACGAAAATCTTCATCTGACAAGTTTTTACGGTTGTAAATCCAGTAAGCTGATTCACGGATACGTTTTTTAATATCAGATGCAACCTTGTGTTTTTCCAGCAGGTCAATATAGACATTGAACTGATCCGGGTGGGAGTTGAATGCACGTTTTAGTTCAACCTCAACTTCAACTGTATTATAGCAAACTTCTTCTTGACTTTTTGCAAATACAGAGAACGACAATGTAAGTACTACAGTAAGAATAAAACCTTTAATAAATTTCATTTTGAACTCCTTGGTTAAGTAAAGAAGACTTGACTGTAGCAGACAACTTTTGTGTTGTCAACAACTAAAACAAAAAGAAAGAAAAATATGGCTCTCAATCTCTCAGAGTTAAAATTTGTTGTGAACGATTCAGACCTAAAAAGAGCGTCTGACACTATCGGTGAACTAGTAACCAACGTAGGTAAGCTAGATAAAGCAGCAAGAGATGCTGCTCAGACTGAGGTAGCTCTTGCCAAAGCAGCCAAACTTAATGCAGATGCAAATCTACAGAACGCTAAAGCTCAAGACGTTCGCCTGAAGAGTACTATCACGGCAGACAAGGCAGATCAGCAAGCTACTGCGGCAATTGAAAAGAAAACCAAAGCTACCGAAAAAGTAAACGAAGTAGTTAGCAAGAATGTTGGTGTACTTCAACGACAGAAAGACATTCTTGAGTTCCAGACTCAGGGGTTTTCAAAGGGTCAATCAAGTATCTTAGCTTATGGTAAGGCTGCTGGGCTTGCTGCCGATGATATTAGCGAACTCGGTAAAGTACTTGAGACTCAACGTAAGTTGATGGGAGGCGATCCATTTGACAAATCCTTGTCTGGTCTGAAGTCTCTGCAAAACCAATATACCGAACTGAAAGAATCTGTCCGTCAGTATGCCACGGACTCCAATCTTACGGCAAAACAGACTCGTGAACTGGCTCGTGACAAAGAGCGCCTAATTGAAAAGATGAAGGTGGAGGGGGCGTCTTTCTCTGAAATTCGCAAGGCTGTTCGTGCTCACAATGCTGAATATGTAAATCTTGCTACTTCTTACAACAAGATGACTTCCGCAGAAGATGCGGTGATTAAGAGTCGTAAAGAAGCTGTAAACGCCACAAACTATCTAACGCAAGCAGAAGCTAAGATGGCTGCTGCATTGAACACTTCCAACGCTGCCCTGGATAAGGCAGGCACGGATTCGCTTGTAAAGTATGAAACAGCTTTGCGTAAATCAGGTGTCTCTCAAGATGTTGCAACCCTCAAGTTGGCGAAGTATAAAGCACAACTGACGCAAGTAGCAGGATTAGAAGAAAAGCGCAGAGCACAGCACTTGGCGAGGGCACTTCAACCTCAGTTTACCGATATTGCTGTTTCACTTTATTCTGGTCAAGCCCCTCTCACTGTTTTGTTGCAGCAATCGGGACAGATGGTTGATCTTTTCAAGCTTTCTGGAATTGAAGCTGACAACTTAGGTAAGGTGATGAGAGAAGCTTTTGCCAGCATGATTCCGGCAATTGCTACCGTTGCAAAAGGTCTTACTAGCCTTGTTTTTGAATCTTTCATGTCTGCTGGAAGTGCTGTCACCCGTTTTGTAGGAAATGTATCCGGCATTACGGCAGCAATGGAAATTGCTAAACGAGCAATTGTCTCTGGCGGTGAAGCCAATTTCAAATATATTGCATCTCTTGATAAAATAGGTAAAACGTTCTCTGCTGTTGCTGCTACAGGCATTGCTGCAATGATTGCAGGGATGATTCTCCTTGGTCTTGAATACAAGAAGATTATTCAAGCAGAGGCTGAATTGACCAATGCTCTTGCCACTTCTGGTGGTGCTCTGGGCATCTCTAAAACAGAGGCTATCGCTGCCGCAGAAGGAATGGCATCTTTTGGGGTAGGTACACTTAAAGCAGTTGCTGCAATTACCGAAATTGCAAAAGCAGGAAACATCGGAAAAGAATCTCTTGAACTCATCACAAAATCTGCAATTGACTTAGAAAAGACGGCTGGTATTAGTATTGAAGAGACAGCAAAGCAATTTGCTAAACTACAAGAAGAACCTGCTAAAGCACTCACTGAAATTGCTCAGAAAACCGGCCTTGTTGACAAAGCTACGCTTGATCATGTCTATGCACTTGAACAACAGGGAGATAAAACTGAAGCTGCTCGTGTAGCTACTCTTGCTCTTGCTTCTGCTAGTGCACAGGTAGCTGCCGAAGTACGGGACAATTGGTCGCCTATTGAAGTTCTTTGGAACGATATCAAATCCGCTATTGGCAGTGTAAAGCAAGAGATTTACGATCTTACTACGTCTAACGCTGTTGTCGGAGCATTGCGTACCGTATGGGAAACTGTTGCTGTTGTAATCTCTGAAGTGTGGTTTACGATTAAAGGGGTGGGTAAAGAAATTGGTGGTATTGGTGCTCAGATCGCAGCAGTAATGCAAGGTGATTTTTCCGGGGCCGCTGAGATTGGTCGGCAGATGAAAGCCGATGCAGCCTCTGCTGCTGAAGAGCAAAAGAAGTACGTTAATGCAATCCTGAACCGTACAAGTGTAGAGCAAAAGTCTTTCAACCAAAGCAAAGAACAAAATTCTCAGTACGCAAAGTGGCGTAAAGAAAATGATCAAGCCTTAGATAAAAGTATCAGTAAAACTGATAAGTATAAGGCTAAAGAACTTGAAATGCAAAAGGCTGTGCTTGCGGGAACTGTAAGTCAGATTGAGGCAGATAAAGCTCTTGCAGGTTGGAAGAAGATCATTCTCGGAGAAGAGAAAACTAAAAAAGACCCATCCGAAAACTACTACGCAACCTTAATGCGTGAAGCAACTGCTTCCTCTATTAAGGCGGAAGATGCTACCAAGTCTTTAACCGCATCGCAAGTAAAACTTCTTGAAACTGTTAACGATCCAAGATTTCTTAAACTATCGAAAGTTCAACAAGAAACATATCTTAGCACAATGGCTGCTAATGTTGCAACAGAGCAGCAAACAGCCCTCACAGAAAAACTTGCTGATGCTGAAGAGCATCGTCTGAAACTCCTTGGCAAATCCGAAGGTATTGGTAAGCAGTACTACTCGGATATGCAAAAACTAGAAGAGTTTGCTAAGGTTGCTGGTTGGTCACGAGAGGAAATCGAAGAACTAACTCGTGCAGTATTCATGGCTACCCCAGCCTGGAAGGCTTACGAGAAATCTCTTGAAGAAGTTAATTCCGCTGCACGTAAGTTCAACGAAGATAGTATCGCATCTCAAGCAGCGACACTCAAAGAAAATGAATCCTTGGATTATAGAATTTCTTTGCTCGGTAAAACGACTGAAGAACAGAAGGCTCTTTCTACTGAGTACAACCGTGCTAATAAGATTGCTGACGTTCGTATCAAACTTGCTAAGCAATTGCGTGAAATTGAAGAGAAGATTGCAAAAGCTAAAAAAGATGGTTTACCAGAGAGCGACTATCAGTCTTTGATTGATGCTCAAGTTCAAGCCCGTAAGGATGCAGCAGAACAAGAAAAGGTAATCAACCGCGAAGTAGCTGTTCAATATGCAGAAGACCTCCAAAAAGAGTTTGATGCAATCAAGAACGGTATCTCTGATTCTATTGTCACAGCTTTGTTTGAAGGTGGTAAAGCTGGTTCTAAGAAGATCAGAGATTTAGTCATTGCTGAGCTACGCAAGCCTGTAACGATGGTGGTGAATGCTGTAGTTAATACAGTGCTTGGTAGTGTTGTAGGTGCTCTTGGGTTTGGTTCCTCTGGTAGTAGTACGTCTAACGGAGGAGGGAATGTTTTTGGCGTTATTTCAAATGGCTTTAGTGCATTAAACGGAGGAATATCAACTGGAATTTCAAATGCTTTCTCTAAGTTTGCCGGTAGTTCTGTTGGGCAATCTTTAGGCTTGTCTAACTCTACTGCTATCGTCGGTAACAATCCTTCTGCCTACGTTCCCGAAGGAGGTCAACTAACATCGTTGGGTCAGAGTATTGGAACAGCGGCGGGGATGATTGGTTCTGGTCTGGCTGGCTATGGGATTAGTTCTGCTATTTCTGGGGGTTACACCACAGGTGGAAAAACTGTTAATGTGTTATCTGGTGTTTCCAGCGCCTTTTTAGGCCCAATTGCAGGTGTTATTGGGGGGGTGGTTAATCGTGCGTTTGGACGTAAACTAGCAGACTACGGGATTCAAGGGACGTTTGGAACTCAAGGCGGCTTCTCAGGGGAATCTTACCAATTCTACAAAGGTGGGTGGTTCCGTTCTGATAAGACTAAGACGAGTGAAATGGATGCAGCCCTGGCTAAGACGCTGGGTACTGCCTTCACACAAATGATTACTCAGGTAGGTACACTAGGTACTGTTTTAGGATTAAATACAGAGAAACTAAAAGATTTCAGTACAACTTTTAAGATCAGTTTTAAAGGGTTGCAAGAATCAGAAATTCAAGGTAAGATTCAAGAAGCTCTTGCTACTGCCAATAATGAAATGGCAGAGCAAATCTTAGGCACATGGAGCAAAACTACCAAAGAAGTAACTGATGTCATTGAGACATCAGTAAGTGGAGAAGGATCGATTTTTGAAAATATAACAAGAGTTGTTGAAGAAGTTTCTTATACTGCTAGTCCTTTTGCAAGAGAAGGCGAAAAAGCAATTGATACCCTTACTAGACTTGCAGGTAGCTTGTCTTCTGTTAACACAGCTTTTGATACTCTAGGTTACACCTTGTATGACGCAAGTCTTGTCGGCGGTGATATGGCTAGCAAGCTAGTGGACTTGTTCGGTAATCTTGAAACATTTACAGCTAGTGCCTCGTCTTACTATCAGAACTTCTATACGGAAGCTGAAAAACAAGAAACGATGGTTCGTCAGTTGACTAAGGCTTTCGGTGAGTACAATCTTGAACTTCCATCTACTAGAGATGCTTTCAGGCAAATCGTAGAAAGTCAAGACTTGACTACAGAAGCTGGTAGGGAGATGTTCAAGAACTTGATGGCTCTGCAGAATCCTCTGAATGAGTTATTCAATACTTCTGCTGGTCTATCCGAGACAATGAAAAGTCTCAACGAAGAGACTAGTAGTTTAGAGATTGAACTGCTAAGACTTCAAGGTAGGACTGCAGAAGCTGATGCGAAGCAGCGTGCAATTGACACTGCTGGTATGTCAGAAGCTGAAATTGCAGTCTACGACTACAACACAGCCCTACGCGCACAGATCAAGGCACTGGAAGCCGCTGCAAATAGTGTTAAGGAACTTAGCTCTTCCGTCGTTGATGAAATCAATCGTTTACGTGGTTATACTGATACTTCAGGTAGTAGCCCTCAAGCACTGATTGCTGAGTTTGATAGGTTAACTACTCTCGCTCGTGGAGGAGACGCTAACGCCTTTAATTCTCTTGGTGACACGTCTAAACTACTTGATGAGTACTACAAGAACACAGCTACAAGTGCAGTGCAGTATGCTTATCAGCGGTCTGTACTGGCTAATAGTCTAGAGCAATCCTACAATACCGCGAAAGCAAGTGGTGCAACCTTCAGTGGAACAAGTTCCTTAATGGGTACTCCGGCATTAAGCGCACCTGTAGTATCTTCGGTATCTTCTGCTAATGCAGCAGGTTCTTCAGGTCTTGCTGATCTTCTGAGTGCTGTAGTGACTGAACTGACGATGCTCCGCGCCGAAGTCCGTGCTGATGTGGCTCATAATGCTAAGACAGCGAAAATTTTAGAACGTGTAACGCCAGAAGGAGATGCACTTGCTACAAGAAATGAAGGATAACTTATGGATATTATTTTACCTCAACCAATTAACTTAGAGCCGGTAACTTTTTCAAGGGCCTCAATCGCTAGCACTAGAGACCCTGGTGGTTTCTTTGAGATAGTGGCAGCAAATACGTTAAGGTTTGATTACTTTAAAGATCAGAACTATCAGTCTGTATTCAATGGCGTTCTTATTGAACCAAGGAGAACAAATTATTTAGTGAATACAGCAAGTAGTCTTGTACCGGGAAGCGGTTTTCCTGTTCAACTACAAGACCAAACGGTATCTTTAGGAAGTCTAGGATCGAATAAACCTACTAAAATGACACTTTCTTTCTTTGGGAACAGTGATAGTAAAGTAACTGTTTCTGGTGGAGGTTTTGTGTATGAATTAGTGGGTAGTTCAGATACTACACGACCTGTATATAAAACATTTCCTGTGCGTGCTGATAACTTATCTATTGAAGTTACAGGGGTAGTATATGCAGCGAACCTAGAAGGACTTGTTGGATTCAGTTCAATAAATGATGAAAACCTTCTTACTAAGATGACTCGACCTACAAGTTGGATACCGACTACGGGTGCCCCATCAACAAGAGAGGCCGATATTATCGACAACTCAGGAATCCTGTGGTCAAGTTTCATAGAGACAACACCAGCATGGAATCCTTCTACTACTTACTCAATAGGGGATAGAGTAGATAGGGATTATACAGTGTGGGCCAGTAGTTCTGACTCTAATATTAATAACGTACCATCTTCTGAAAGTAATTTTTGGGTAAAAGTAAAAAGCGTTAATACTGTTGCTATGGTCGATCGTGCTGAGAACTCCAGCTCTTCACAAGAACAAGGTGCCAGTGGTGCGTATTTTTGTTACTCAAATAAAGTAAATTCTCCTGCTAATTTTTTAGATACTAACGCAAGCGGAATAAAAACATTTTTTGATTCTGCTGCTTTATTTGAAGTGAATGCTAAATTCTTTGAGTTAGTGGTTTCTGTATCTACTAACGCAGGTGTATTTACTAAAGTTGTCCAAGGTACTACATTCTCAGGTTCTGTTGCAAATACAGGAGTCATGGATGATGTATACGAGTTCTTGGAGAATTATATCTCTATGGAAGTGTATAATTGTACAGTTTCTGTACGCATCCATAACGAACTTAATATTTCTGGAGAAACAATAAGTCCAACAGATGTAGTAAGCGTCAACGAACTAGTATTTGGGGTAGCTGAAAATCTAGGAAGAACAGCCTATGGAATGCGTACCGGCATCGTTGATTATTCTAAAAAAGAAACAAATGAATTTGGTGTAACGTCATTTGTAAGGCGCGGGTTCAGTAAAACAATGAATTGTAATGTTTATGTAGAAAACGAAGATTACAACAGAGTTGTTGAAACACTTCAAAGTGTTCTAGCAGAGCCTACAGCGTGGCTTGGGACTGAAGTAGATGGGTACTCAAACGGTGCCTTAATTTTCGGGGCTTTCAAAGATTATACGTTGACGATCAGTTACCCCACATACTCAATGCTTAATATTGAAGTTCAAGGTTTAGTCGTTTAATAAATAGGAGATTATATGCCACAACTAGGCACAAAAGGGGCAGAACTTGATCTGCTAATTAGACAAGGGGCTACGCTTGGCCCTTTCAACATGAAGGTGCTGACTGCTGATGGGCTGGATGTAAACCTTACTTCTGCGGTATTTCGTGCAGAAATTCGTAGAAAGCCTGAGTCTCCTGCGCTAGCAGGAGTTACATTTACGTTCGATATTGCAACTCCGCTTGAAGGTATTGTCAATTGGAGCGTAGATGCAGATAGTACAACAGCTCTTGTAGCTGGTGACTCTGAGACAGACGCTGAATCACAGTACGTGTGGGACATGGAAGTTGAACTGTCGGACGGCAGGGTTATTCCTTTATTGTACGGAAAAGCTCAAGTATTCCGTGAAGTTACAAAGGTGAATTAAATGACTACGTTGATTATTAATGAAGATACAAATCAAATTCAGCTTTATGTAAATGAAGGCGTACCGGGCAATATTACAGCCGACAATACTGTAACTCTGACTAACAAGACAATCTCTTACTCCGACAATACTTTAACCGGAGTTCAGCCTTCTCTTGTGTCTGGTACGAATATTAAAACGGTCGGTGGAGTCAGCCTTCTTGGTTCTGGTAATATCCATGTTCTTACCACCAATATCGGGAATGAAGCGGTCACAAACGTAAAAACTATTTCTTTTGCTGGAGAGGGTGTTCTGAACAATCCTTCAGGAGCCATCTCTGTCAACTGGATAGCAGCGCAGAATTACAGGCAAGTAGAGCCTACCGGCTCGATTACCTATACATTTACAGCACCTCCCGGCCCTTGTCACTTACAACTCCGTATTGAGTCAGACGGTACAAGTGCAGCACAGACTTTTGTATGGCCTGCTACTGTAAAATGGCTACTTTTCACCTGGACTGCTCTTGCAAACAAAGGTGCTATCATTAACTTTTGGTATGATGGCACAAACTATTGGGCAATGGGTAGTAATGCTGTCTAAAGGAGTTTTCTATGGCTGATAGATACTGGGTTGGTGGTAGCGGGACTTGGAACAGCACAAGCACGGCTAATTGGTCAACATCCTCTGGAGGCCCACCGGGTGTTAGCGCACCGGGGTCATCCGATAGGGTATTCTTTGACAATAACTCCGGTGCATCTGGTTCAGTTGTCACAATTGACGGCGCGGTTAATTTCAACGACTTCTTTTTCAATCGAACAGACCCAATGGCTTTTGAAGGAAGTTCAGATTTACGCTGCTATGGGAATGAACTTACCATTGTTGGAACTATAACTTTCACAAATTATTCTGGCACTCTTCAAATTTTTGGGGATTCTGCTGCTGGTATTAATGCTAC